TTGGTCGGAGTGGGGGGACTTGAACCCCTGCGATTTGTTGTAAAAACCGCATGAAAACGTGGGTTTTAATTGGCGTGTCGAATTTCGTGTTGAAAAATCACTTTTTGTTCTCGCTGTTGCGCTGCGATGCGGCCAGCTTTTCCGCGGTGTGGTAAAACTTTGCCATTTTATTCGTTGCTTTCAATTTATCTCTCTGGGCGAGATGTAAGTAAATATTATGGACGGTGGAACTATCGGACCAGCCTCCCATGCTCATGACTTCGTTTTCTGACAAACGAAGGTGGTAGCCGAGAGACGCAAACGAGTGGCGCAAACAGTGCTCAGTAATGTCAGATAAACCTGCTTTTCGTGCGATGGCGTGAATGTGCTTGTTGATGGTGCTGGGCGTTTGCGATACAGCCCGCTCTTCACCGGAGTAGGCTTCCAGCAGTTCTTTTAAGCGGGGTATCATAATGGGCACCACACGTTCGGAGGAGCTGGTTTTATTTCGCGTTTTGAACACCGGCTTGTTGTGCTCGTCGCGCACGACCGCACCGGAAACGATGATACATTCATCCTTGAGGTTAAAGCTATCCGGGAACCGCAGCGCCTTTATCTCTGACATACGGAGGCTGTGTAGGCCGAGGAGAATGGGCATTTCGCAGGTGTCGCCTTTTGCGGCTTCACAGAATGTTATGATCTGCTGTGGATCAAGAAAATTGCGTTCGCTTTTTTTCTTTACAGGGAACAGCACACGGGGGACTGGCAGGCCGTTTGTCTGCATGATGGCGGTCATAAGTCCCCAGGAATTTTTGACCGTCTTATCCGACAGTCCAGAGAGCGAGTTGTTGATCTCTGCCTGCCAGTTGACAGGGACGCTCATGGGCTTCTGCATAACACCCTGAAAACGGTTGCGCTGGATGATGCGGTAGCCTCGAACGGTCTCAGGGGAAAGAGACTCGGATCGGTCGCTGATATAATTATCTATCGCCTTGGTCCATGTTAAAGACGGCAGCTTTTTCTGTTGCTCTGCGAACCCCGCGCGGAGGGCCTTGGCTTTTGCGATACAGCGGTCTTTGGTTGCTTCGGTGACAGACTGCTTTTCGGCGGCCAGATAGATACGCCAGCTGCCGGATGGAAGCTGCTTCGGCTCCGGCACCTTGATAACGCCGTCCTTTTTGCGCTCCCGCACCTGCTTCTGGCCGCACCAAGGGCAGAACGTGGCGTTGTCGGGGACTTCGCGCTTACAGGACTTGCATTTCGTTGACATTTTGATATTTTCGTGTTACCCTACTGTTGTAGGCTCCTTTCTTTAAGACTCGTGATGGTGTTGGCGGGAATAGAGCTTATATGGAAAAGCCGTCCGATTGGGCGGCTTTTTCTTTTTTTAACAAAAAATCTCAAGAAACTTGTGATATGTGTGCATTGAAACCAAGAAACTTGTGATATATAATGTAGAACACAGTAGAACCTATGTTCTATTTTTGCTCGATTATATTTTTTTCAGCATCGCGCAGCGCACGGTATCCGAGAAGGCTGCACACGACGATAGAAACAGGCGTAAGAAGGATAACAAGCCACGCAAACGCTGTAGGCCCGTCCTGGAGGACAAAGCCAGCATAGGGGTTGCGGAAGTCGAAAAAAAGGTAAACAATTAAGAACAGGGAGAGGATCGCGGCAAAAATTGAGGAAAACACAGACCAGCGTTTGTAATGATCGCGCTGGCGGATAACGGCATCCAAGCGCTGGGTACAAAGACCGTTGACCTGCTTCAGGCGTACCACGTCGCCGGAGCTGACGGCGTTATCCAGTTCCAGCTCGTGGATGCGTTCCCGCATGGCGGAGGGGGCGGACGCAGGGGGCTGGATCTCAAACGTCTGATCGGCGGAGATGCCGACGGCTTTCATCACGGCTACAGCATCGTACAGCTTTGGATCGCGCTCACCGGACTGCATTTTGCAGACGGCGGAATAGCTGATGCCGGACAGTTCGGCCAGTTCCTCGTTGGTGATGCCCTTGTCCATTCTGGATTTACGGACAAGGGCAGGGAAGTCCTGAATATGCTGCGCGATTTCCTGAATTTCTGACATGATTTTCCCCTTTCTATCGGTAACGGATACTATTTCATCCGCTGCGGATACTATTTCACCCATAAAAATCCATATTTTGGTGACAGTTTCCCCAATATGGATCGGCCTAAGAGCGCCAATTACCCAAATTGGGGAGTGATTCCCCAAAATGAGCGTAGACACCGGGGCACGCATAGAGTACGATTGAACCAAGCAAACGCCACAAAACGACATACGAGGGGGCAGAGAAATGAACGAACAGGAAGCAAGGGAACTGTTGGACGGAATGACAAGAGAGGATATGATTAGTCTTTATGAGATGCTCTTAGCTTTGCAGCATAAGAAATAACGTCTGCTACTTCGCTGGGGGAAAGCCCTATAAGGACATTCATAAGTGCGGCATGAAGCTCGTTGGTCGAAAGATCGGCGGGCTTTTTGTTTTCCTCGAGGTCTTTACAGAGCAAATAATCAGGGTTGACCTCCAAAATCTCGGCCATACGCAAGATATTGGCATCTTTAGGCACACGGCCTTTGCTTTTCCACTGGGCAACGGCGGAGGAAGAAATAGGGACCATCGCGTAAAATTCCTCCTTCGTCCACCCCTTGGCTTTTACAAGGCAGTCGATGCGGTAGAGCATTGTCGTAATATCCATAAATTGGCTCCTTTTTTTGTGCAAAATATAGAAACGGGCGCAACCTCTTCCAAACCCCTTGACTTAGCAATACGAAGTGATATACTAAGTATGCGAAGTGAAAAACGAAGCGCGCACGAAGTGGAAACTGTGGTGCGAAGATGGCGTTAAATATGGTTCCAGACAAACTGTATTAAATCACACTCTTAGCAAATTGTCAAGCCACACTAAGCAGAACTTTGTTGCGCGAAGTAAAAGAGGTTAGGAGAGTGAAGAATTGAAAGTAAATGGTTTCAAACTGGCGCGTATTAAGGCGGGCCTTTCTCAAGAAGAGGCTGCGGCAAAACTTGGAGTGAGCCGCGTTACCGTATCCAGCTGGGAATGTGACCTGTATAAGCCTTCGGCAGATACGTTACTGAAGATCTCGGATATGTACGGCTGCACGATAGATGAGCTTCTCAGGGGAGGGCTCACGAAATGAACGAGATGCAGGTTTTCAGAAACCCTGAGTTCGGCAGCGTCCGCACAATCGAAGGGGACGGCAAGGTCCTATTCTGCGCCAGCGACGTTGCGAAAGCCCTGGGCTACGCCCGCCCGAATGACGCTATTGTTTCACATTGCCGGTATACGGCAAAACACCGTATACCTCACCCGCAGTCTGCTGACAAGACTATTGAAATGGCTTTTATACCTGAAAGTGACATTTACAGACTCGTGTTTGGCTCAAAACTGCCGACTGCGGAGAAATTTACCGACTGGGTTACGGATGAGGTTTTGCCGTCAATTCGGCGCAACGGCGCGTATATGACCCCAGAGGTCATCGAACGGACACTGACTGACCCGGACTACATCATCCAACTGGCTACCACACTCAAGGAGGAGCAGCAAAGGCGCAGACTGTTGGAGCGTCAGGCCGAAGCAGATAGACCGAAGGTGCTGTTTGCGGATGCTGTGAGCGCGTCCCACACGTCCATCCTTGTGGGTGAGTTGGCAAAGCTGCTGCGGCAGAACGGCGTAAACATCGGACAGAACCGGCTGTTTGCATGGCTTCGGGACAACGGCTACCTGATCCGCCGCAGTGGGACGGACTACAATATGCCTACGCAGCGTTCGATGGAAATGGGGCTTTTCAGTATCAAGGAAACTGCCATCAGCCGGTCGGACGGTTCTGTTACCGTCAGTAAGACCGTAAAGGTGACGGGCCGTGGGCAGACATACTTTGTGGACAGGTTTTTAAGCAACAGGGAGGGGAGAAAATGCCGAGAGTGAAGCCCTTGGGCGTGAACCCAACGGAGCAGAAGGTCGTGGAGCTTCTGTACGGAGCAATGGAGCGGGAGGGCTTGCAGAAGCGGGACGTGGCTGCCGCGTTGGGAATGACGACAGCTACCCTGCTGCGCCGGAAGAAGTCCCCGTTAGACTTTACGTTGGGCGAGCTGCAGAAAGCCTGCCGGACACTGCACATCCCCATAGACGATCTGCGGTCGGCCATCACGCTATGAGCTGGCGGTGCAGAATATGCGGCGTGAGGTTTGACGCGCCGGTGATCCGGGAGAGGAAAGAGAACCTGGACGGGGAGAACGGCATAGAGTTACGCCGGGATATGTATTGCCCGGTGTGCGGAGAACCGTACATAGAGGAGGACAATGATGAGCAGGACCAGAAGTGAGCGCCGGCGTGACTGGAAGTGCAAGGTACTGCTGGGCGTGAGCGCCTTTCTGGCGTGGGGCATCATCGGAGAGGTGGAGAACGGCGGCTCGCTGTGGCTGCTGCTTCTCGCGGGAGCCGCCCTGGTGGGCGTGTGGACAAGCTGTAAAGCCCTGGGGCTTTTCAGGTAAGGGAAATGGAGAGAATATGGCGGGAATAAATCTTACGGCGGAGCAGGTATTCGCCATCAATATGGCGCTGTCGAAGGGGCAGCGGATAGAGATCATCCCTCTCAAGGATCGGATAAAGGTCGTCGCGGTGAAGCGGGACGAGCTGAAAACCAAATAGTGTACCCCGCCTAAGTCAGTTGGCGGGAAGGGCGGAGCGTCGTCGAGTGGTTCGGAAATTCCGAACAGCTTGGCGGCGCTCTTTTTATTTGCAGGAAGGAGATGGAGGAAAACGGAACGGCTGCACTTTGAGAACAGGGAGGACTGGTTGGCAGGACGTATGCAGGGCATAGGCGCCAGTGAAGCCGCAGCGGTGGTGGGGATGTCCCCGTGGATGTCGAAATTGGAACTGTGGCGGCTGAAGGTGGGCGCGGAGAAAGCCAAGGATCTGAGCGGCAGCGCGGCGGTGAGCCGCGGCGTGCGGATGGAACCGGCACTGCGTGGGCTGTACACGGCCATACACCCGGGACGCACAGTGGACTACTACCCATACGACATTCTGTACCAGAAAGAACGGCCCTTTATATTTGCCACGCTTGACGGAGAGGTCACTGACGAGCGAGGGCGGAAGGGCATTTTGGAGATAAAGACCAGCTCACCAAACGGCAAAGCGGGATGGGCGAAGTGGGACGGGCAGATACCCAGCCACTACTATTGCCAGCTCCTGCACCAAATGCTGGCGACCGGGTACGAGTTCGTAGACCTGATGGCAAGCCTGGAAAACATGGACGGCGATCTGAGCATACGCACCTATCACTTCGAGAGGGCGGAGCAGGAGACGGACATGGCGTGGCTGCTGGAAAAGGAGACGGACTTTTACCAAAACAATGTGCTCAACGGGGTACCCCCGGCGGCAATATTACGACTTTAAGTGAAAAACGAAAGGAGAAATGAAATGGCATTTCGAGTGACCGTGCTGGACATGGAAACGGGAGAAGAGCGCGTATTCGTGCGGAACGCCTGCGGCGTGATATGCGCGGCGGTGATGCCCAAGGAGGGCGAGGAGGACAAGTATGACGGCGTGGCCGCCGCCAACGTAGCCGAAAACGTCCCCGTCGGCACGGCGGGGCTGCTGGTGCGCCTGACGGAGAACGCCGTAAAGCTCGTTACCGAGAAGGATAGCCGCATCCGCCAGAAGATGGCGGAGGACGACGCGGCGTGGGCTGCGGCACAGGCGGAGAAGGAGGCCACCGCAAAGAAGAAGTCCGCCCCCAAGAAGGGTGGCAAGCGCACGACCAAGAAGGAGGGCAAGTGATGAAACTGAAACTGACGATGACCAACGCCGAGGCCGGCGAAGTGCTGCAGGAGGAGACTAACCTTGACTTCGCCATGATGGCTTATGGGCGCAAGATCGAGGTGGGCGTGGACATGGCGTGTCGGACAGAAGCACGCGACGTGACAACGCTGGCGTATGCCTCTTTTCTGTGCGGCGTGGAGAACTCGGTAAAGAAAGCGGTGTGCGAAAACAAAATAGAAGAAGCCTACACCCTCATGAAGATCAAAACGCTGATGGACAGCCTGGAACGCGCCAGGAAGAAGGACGCCAACAAGACGGAGGATGCCGGCAAGAAGGAGGGTGAGCAGGGATGATCGTAAAGGCGATGTATCACAAGCCGAAGCTGAACGGCTACGGCGGGCAGGCGTACACATTCCTCACCGACCTGCCGCTGCACCCCGGCGACAAGGTGCTTGTCCCCGGCGGTGAGGGCGCGGAGAAGAAGGCCATCATCACCGAGGTGGACCTGCCGGAGAGCGCCATTGACCCGGCATGGGCGGACAGGGTGAAACACATCACCAAGTACGACGCGGAGGTGACGGCATGAGCGCGGCGGAATTTCGCATCACCACAGACCTGGCTCCGCTGCGGCAGTTTCAGATCGAGGCTAATTTCGAGGAAACAAAGGCGTGGCTGACGGAGAACCTGGAGCCCCTGCGGACGATGGCGGTGACACCGGAGAGCATGAGCCAGTGCAAGCAGTACCGGGCATCCATTCGCAAGGTGAGCGCCCGCATCGACGAGAGCCGCAAGATGGCAAAGGCGGCGGCACTGGAGGCGTACAGCAGCTTTGAGACCAAGTGCAAGGAGCTGACCGCCCTGTGCGAGGAAGCGGCCAACGCTCTGGACGTGCAGATCAAGGCGATGGAGGAGGCGGCGAAGCAGGAGAAGAAGGACCGGCTGGCTGCGTACTTCGCCCAGGTGGTGGGTGACATGGCGGAGTGGCTGACCTTTGACGACTGCTTTAATCCCAAGTGGCTGAACGCCACCTATGCCGAGAGCACGGCACAGATGGACATAAACGCCGCCATAGACCGCTGCCGCGCCGATCTGAACGCCATTCGTGCACTGCACAGCGAGTTCGAGACCACGCTGCTGGACGAGTACACCCGTACCCGGAACATCAGCGCGGTGCTGGTGAAGAACGAGACGCTGGGGCGCATGAAGGCCGCCGAGGAGGAGCGAAAGCGCAAGGAAGCGGAGGACGCGGCGAAGTACGCGGCGGCGCTGGAAGAATTGAAGCGTGTGGCAGATGAGACGATGCGACAGGCCGAGCAGAAAGCAAGTGAGACCGGCAGGAGCGTGGTGGAGACATTGGGCGAACTGTCCAAGCCGGTCAACGATCTGGTGGACGAGGACGGGCACGAGATGCCCGCCGTGCAGGACCCGGAGTACAAGGTGGACTTCCGCGTATTCGGAACGGCGCGGCAGCTGGACGGGCTGAAAGCCTATATGCAGAAAAACGGCATCCGGTTTATGCCGGTGCCGCAGGAGTAAGGGAGGAGAAGGAACATGAAAACGCAGAATCAGACGGGCTTTACGCAGATGGCGCAGACCAAGAAGCCCACATTCAGCATGGCGATCACGGCGCCCAACACCCAGCAGATGATCTCGCGGGCGCTGAAGAACGACAAGATGGCGGCGCGGTTTACCAGCACCCTGATCGGCGCGGTGAGCGCCAGCGAGACGCTGAAAGCCTGCGACCCCGGCACCATCATTGCCGCCGGCCTGCGTGGCGAGGGCATGGGCCTGATCTACGGACACGGCTACTACATCGTGCCCTACGGCAGTGTGGCGACCTACCTGATGTCGTACAAGGGCTACATACAGCTGGCCATGTCCACAGGCTACTACGCGGACATCGACTGCGTGGAGGTGCGCGAGGGCGAACTGGAAGGGCGCTCCCGCCGCACGGGCAAGCCGGTCATCAACCTGGCCAAGTACGACACAGACGAGGAGCGCGAGAGCCACAAGGTCATCGGCTACTACGCCTACTTCGAGCTGAAGGACGGAACGTTCCGCTACGAGTATTGGAGCATGGACAAACTGCTCAAGCACGCGGACCGCTACTCCCCGGCTTTCAAACTGGATAAGTATAACGCACTTATCAATGGCGAGCTGGACGCCAAGGAGCAGAGCAAACTGCTGAACGGTACACCCTGGTACGACGTGAACGGCGGACAGGACAAGATGTGCCGCAAGACCATGATGCGCCAGCTGCTGAACAGCGGCTATGCCCCGCTTTCCAACGAGGTACGCAGCTACTTCAACGAGGACAGCGACGATACCGTGGTGGCCACGGGGGACGGCGCGGAGACCGAGCCGGTCATCCCCACCACTGGCCATGTGGTAGAGGATGATGCCCCTTCCGCAGAGTCGGAAACAGCCGCCACCAGCCCCACAGCGCCCCCTGAGAGCGCCGCAGAGCCGAAGAAGGGTAACGACACCGCCCCGACCAGCAAACGCACACAGAGATCCACAGAGGGCAAGACGGAGGCGAAGGACTACTCCACAGGGTTCTTTGGGGAGGGCGAGCAGTAATGCCTCTATTCGTTAGGAAGCGTCTGGACGGAGAGGGCAATGCTGACGGCAGCCAGTACATGATCTGTACTGGCTCCGTCAGCCGGGATCCCCGGATAGGCGCGATACCCAAGAACAACCTGCCGAAGGTGGAGTTCGGCATGGGCTACGACAGCAAGCAGTTTATGAACGTGTGCGCCGTGGGTGACAACGCCGCCACGAAGCTGAGCGCGTGCCTGGAAAAGGGCGATGCAGTATGCGTGGTGGGCACATGGCGGCAGAAACCGTACACCACCAAGGACGGCGAGGCAAAGGTGTGGAGCGAGCTTCGCGCAGACCATGTGATCCCTTTGGGAGCGCTGGAAACGCTGCTGCAGGTTCCGGTGGAGGTATTCCTACGGCTGGCGGATCTGCTGCCGCAGTTGGAAAAACTGTGCACGGGAGAGACCCCCACCGGGAAGCCCAGCGGGACGCTGAACGCCGCGACCCAAAGCGCGGCGACACTGCACGAGATAGAGGATGACGAGCCGCTGCCCTGGGACCGGGACGGCGCGGACGAGGACTACGACCTGGGCATTTGAGGGAGGAGTGATTCACGTGGCGGAAGAAAAGCGATATTTCTGGCTGAAACTGTACGACGACTTCTTTACCTCGAAGCGCATCAAGAAACTGCGGAAGATAGCCGGTGGAGATACCTACGTCATCATCTACCTGAAAATGCAGCTTATGGCGATGAAGCACGGCGGCACCTTGAAATGGTCGGGGCTGGAGGAAAAATTCGCCGATGAACTGGCCTTAGACCTGGACGAGGATCCGGCAAATGTAGCGGTCACGCTGCAATATCTGCTCTCCTGCGGGCTGGCAGAGGCATCCAGTGACCTGACGGAGGTTTTCCTGCCCTACGCGGTGAAAAATGTGGGAAGCGAAGGCGCCGCGGCCCAGCGAATGCGGGACTATCGGGCACGGAAAAGCAAGGCTTTGCCTGCGCCGGAGCGTAACGATGTTACAACACCGTGCGAAATCGGTTACGGAGAGTCAGAGATAGAGTCAGAGTCAGAGATAGAGCCAGAGATATATACAGGCTCTAAAGAGCCTGTGTGTCGGACAAGTGATGTCCGACGCATCGTGGCGGCGTGGAACGAGACCGGACTGACACAGGTGATGAAGGTAACGGCGGAGACCAAGCGGGGACGGGCGCTGAAAGCCCGCATCCGGGAAAACGGCGTGGACGGTGTGCTGAAAGCCATTGAGAACGTGAAGAACAGCCCGTTCCTGAAGGGCAAAAACAAGCGCGGCTTCGTGGCCAGCTTCGACTGGCTCATTACGAGCCCGGACAACTTCCAGAAAACCTTGGAGGGCAACTACACGCAGGAGTTCATCCCTGAAAACGACGCTCCTACTGTTGACCACGCCAGCGAAGCCTATCAGATCGCGCAGTACCTGGCGCAGGAGAAGGCCCGGGACAATCCAGGCAGGGCGCAGCCCACGGAGGCGGAAATGCAGAAGCAGGCCGTAGCACTGAATGAACTGCACGAGCAGAACGGCGTGGCGTGGGACACGATAGACAACGTGCTGTACTTCGCGCTGAACAGCCAGTGGTGGGGGAAGAAAGTGCAGAGCACCTATGACATGAAGCGGTATTTCAACGAGATATTTGCCGACATGGTGAAGGAGCAGGGCGCGGTGAAGGAGTGAAGAACACATGGAAATAGGCGTGATCGAGAAAGCGCCGGCGGCGGAGGTAGCGCTGTGGCAGCAGGACTACTCCGGGGACGCGGAACGGGCGGTGATCGGCTCAATGCTGATCGACGCGGCGTGCGTAAAGGACGTGCTGAACGCGGTGGAGGCTGACGACTTTTACATCTACACCAACCAGGAGGTATTCACCGCCATACGGCGGATGCACGTGGCGGCGAAGCCCATAGATGGATTGACCGTGGCCAGCGAATTGGAGCGGGAGGGTCTGTACAGCAGCGAAACGCGCAACTACCTGCTGCAGTGCATGGAGATCACCCCAACCAGCGCCAACGTACTGGAATACGCCGGGATCGTGCGGAAGAAGGCGGAGAAGCGCCGCTTCACCAAGGCGGTGATGGAGGCGCTGGCCACGGACGAGGACCCGCAGGCGGCTGTGGCGGCGATATGCCACCAGAAGATGCGCTCACGCCGGGGTGGACGGCTGAAAACCATGTCGGACGCCATGAGCGAGGCCATGAGCAGCATCAGCGGCAAAAAGGAGGGGCGGATAGACACAGGTTTCCCGCTACTGGACGCGACGCTGAAAGGGCTGTGGCCGGGGCAGCTGATCCTTGTGGGTGCGAGACCGGGCTGCGGAAAGAGCGCCATGTGCATGGAGATGACGGAAGCCGCCGCCATGAAGGGCAAGACGGTGCTGCACATCACGGCGGAGATGCTTGCCGGAGAGGTGGGCGAGAGACTGCTGGCCAAGCGGGCGGACGGCGTGACGATGGACCAGCTCATTGACGGGATGCCGGAGGATGAGGACCTGTGGGGCAGCGTGGCTGAGGCGGCAAGCTGGGAGAGCCGGCTGCCGGTGTACTTCTACGACGGCCCGGATGTGACGGTGAGCCGTATACGGGAACTGGCGCTGGGCATAGACGACCTGAAAATGATCGTGGTGGACTATCTGGGATTGATGATCGGCGAAAAGGACAAGAAAGCTGAGAACCGCAACCTGGAGCTGGGCGGCATAAGCCGGGAGCTGAAGCTGCTGGCGTCGGAGCTGGAGATACCCATTGTGGCGGCGGCGCAGTTGAGCCGCACGGTGAACGAAACGGACAAGCCGAAGCTGAACTCCCTGCGCGACAGCGGAGAACTGGAGCAAAACGCGGTGAAGGTCATATTCCTGTGGAAAACGGATCCGGGGGACGACACACAAGTGGGATGCACGGTGGCAAAGAACCGAAGGGGCCGCACAGGTGACGTGAATTTCTACTTCGACGGGTCGAAGATGACCTTTACGGAAATGAGCTATCGGACAGACAACGATGAGCCGGTCGACAAGTTCCACCAGCGGCCACGGAGGCGGCGGCTGGAAATGGGCTCGGCGGATGAGGACTGAAGCGCATGGGACTGACGATGGAGGATATAGGCCGCTTCGGGCAGAAGGCTCAGGCGCAGATATTGCAAAAAGTAAAGGCGCAGCAGGCGGCACAGAAAGCAGCACAGGAGACGGAAAAGACCGCAAAGCCGAAAAAGGGCAACAAGCTCCACGCCGAGAAAGTGGACTTGACCATGCCGGACGGCACGCTGATGCACTTTGCCAGCAAGCGGGAGGCGCGGCGGTACATGGACCTGTGGCTGATGCAGAGAGCCGGTGAAATATCCGGTCTGCGGACGCAGGTAAAGTACGAATTGATACCGAAGCAGGTACACAAGGACGGCACGAAGGAGAAAAGCATAGAGTACGTGGCCGACTTCGTATATGAGCAGGGCGGCGAGACGGTGGTGGAGGACAGCAAGGGCCTTCGTGATACCGGAAACGCCTTATACAGGCTATTTGTGATGAAAAGGAAGATGATGCTGTATTTCCACGGCATCACGGTGAGGGAGGTTTAGAACATCATGTACGCAATGCAGGGAACGATGAGCGTCGGCGCATTTATGCGGAGCCTGGGCAGCGCCAAGGCACCATGGCTGACGGTGGATGCCGCGGAGGAGAGCCGGCGGCAGGAACATTGCGGAGAAACAGGACGATTTTTGAGCGGCGCGGTGGAGGACAGCCAGCATGAGCCGCAGGAGCGCATAGATCAGTGCATGAACTGCCCGTACCCGGAGTGCCGCAACTGCTGGGAGCAGGCGCGGGACCGGAAGCGCAAGCGGAAGCAGTCAGCGCGGGAACTGGCGGACGACCTGCGCCTGCGCCGGTGCGGTGAGGTGTAAGGCCATGACGACGGTGTATATGATCGTGTCGCGGGACAAATATCGCCTGCCCCGCTGGTGGGGCACCACAACGGAGGAGCTGGCGCGGCTGTCCGGGAGATCTTACGCCAGCACACGAAGCGCGATATGCAAGGCGTACCGAAACGGCGGACGGTTCGGGTGCTATGAGGTGGTGCACATTTCGGAGGACGACGGGAATGGGTAAACAGCATTTGAGCAGGGACGACCGCATTTTTATGCGTGGCAAGCTGCAAGGCACACGGGAGAACATGGACATGGTGGCAATGGTACTGATGGACAAATGCGGCTGGCACGTCCAAGAGGAGACAGCGGACAGCCGGGACACGCAGAGCATCGCGTATCTGTACGAGTGCCTGGAGAAACTGGCGGATGAAATAAACGAGGGCCGCATCGAGCGGAAGCACATCAAGGACGTGCTGAAGGACGAGTGCGGCGTTGTGTTTGGAGATTAGGAGGTGATTTAGGTGAAACATTTAGGCGATATTACGAAAATAAATGGGGCAGAGATTGAACCCGTTTGGTGTATTACAGGTGGTTCACCTTGTTAGACAGGATCTATCCATCGCCGGGAAACGCGCCGGTTTGGCGGGAGCGCGAAGCGGCCTGTTTATGGAGCAGGTACGCATCGTAAAAGAAATGAGGGAGGCGGACAAAAGGAATGGACGGACAGGTGACATGGTTAGACCTCGGTATCTCGTGTGGGAAAACGTGGTCGGAGCCTTTAGCAGCAACCAAGGAAAAGACTTCGCAGCCGTGCTCGAAGAGATCATCAAAATCGTCGAGCCGGAAGCCCCCGGTATTGAAGTGCCTGAAAAGGGCTGGCCTACCTGGGGAGGGTACCACGATGAGGTGGGAGGACGATGGAGCGTGGTGTGGCGAACTCACGACGCGCAATACTGGGGAGTGCCCCAACGCCGTCGTCGTATCTCGGTTGTCGCAGATTTTGGAGGAGACACCGCATCCGAAATACAATTTGACCGCAAAAGCGTGTCAGGGGATATTGCGGAGAGCGGAGCGTCGTGGGAAGGATTTGCCGAAACTGCTGAAGCAGGTGCTTCTTATGCAGTCCGCATCAGGGGGGGCTGTGACGGAGGAGGAAAAGGCGCGTTAGTACAGACGGAGAAAAGCGGAACGCTGGGTACGGGAAACGATCAGACGATATTCTGTCTGCAAGGCAACGGCATTGACCGCGCCGATACCGCAGGGTGCAACGGGAAGGGCTGGCGGGAAGATACGTGCTATACGTTGAATACCATAGATAGTCCTGCGGTGTGCGCGGAGGTTGTGTGCATGACACCTTGGGACGCACAGAGCCAGCGCGTATACGATGGTAACGGCGTTTCGCCTACGCTCAGTTCCCGTGAAAACAGTGGTCTGAACCGCGAAGCCGTGCTATGTGCCGGGTTTAAGGCCGGACAGGGCGCACAGGCGGGCGGCATTGGGTACAGTGAGGAAGTATCGCCCACGCTGGCGGCGGCACCCAGCGGGACGAACCAAACCCCGGCGGTGGTGGCGCTGGACATGACACACGCCTGTGACGTCATCCGCGAGTGCGGAGAGCAGGTCCCGGCGTTGCAGGCTCGAATGGGGACAGGCGGCAATCAAGTGCCGCTTATATACGGCATCGGCAACGGCCAAGCCAACGAAGCCAGCATTATGGCGGAGGAAGTCAGCCAAACGTTAAATACCATGCACGATGCTCAAGCAGTGATGTGTGATGACGTGGGACACGCGCTGCGGGCAAAGGCGAACTGCGCTTATCGGGAGGACGCGGAGACATACCCGGTGCAGAACATGGTGGTGCGCCGGTTGACTCCGATGGAATGCGAACGGCTGCAAGGTTTCCCGGACGGATGGACGGACATCGGAGAGTGGATAGACGAAAAGGGAAAGAAGCACAAGGACGCGGACAGCCCACGGTACAAGGCGCTGGGCAACTCCATCGCCCTGCCCTTCTGGGACTGGATGCTGCGGCGCATGGCGCGGTATCTGCCGGAGGACGCGACGCTGGGGAGTTTATTTGATGGCATTTCGGGATTTAATGTCTGCTGGTCGAGAATACACGGAGCAGAGTACTGCCGGTGGAGTTCTGAAATTGAGCAATTCCCTATTGCTGTGACCAAAAAGCATTTCGGCGATGAGAAGTCAGGTGAGACGGGCGACTGGGAGATTTTTTCGGGAGGAATGACATGACAAGAGACGAGATCGTGACCGCGCTGCGGTGCTGTGTGGGAGGCAGTTGCGAAGAATGCCCATATGATGAAACTTTTGCCGTAGAAGACGCGAAATGTATCGAGAAAGCGATGGGTGTCGCCGCTGACCTGATCGAGAACCAGCAGCGGCACATCGAGGCACTGATGAAAGCCAACGACAGCCTGAAGGACGCCATTGCACGTCGGGATAAGCAGATAGAGGACATGAAGCAGGGCATGGCACAGCTGGCAAAGGCTGTGGCGATGAAGGAGGAGCAGAAATGAGCCTTGAGGTTTGCCCGATGACGCTCAAAGAGGCGAACGCCTTTGTGGAGCAGCACCACCGGCATCATAAGCCAGTGGTGGGACACAAGTTCTCCATCGGCTGCACGGACGGAAAGGAAATCGTGGGCGTTGCCATTGTGGGCAGACCGGTGAGCCGGCATCTGGACGACGGATGGACGCTGGAGGTCAACCGGCTATGCACAGATGGCACCCACAATGCTTGCTCTATGCTGTACGCTGCTGCTTGGCGGGCGGCACGGGCGATGGGCTACAAACGACTTGTGACCTACATACTGGACAGCGAAAGTGGCACAAGCCTGAAAGCCAGCGGGTGGAAATGCGTGGGACAGGCTGGCGGCTTGCGTTGGACGGGTAAGCGCAGACCGGAGGTTGACCTATACCCGGCACAAATGAAAATCCGGTGGGAGAAGGAGACGAGCTGATGGAACGACTGACAGAGCGACTTAGAACTGGTGAGGTTCTTATGGCGTCAGATTACGAGGAGAAATACACGGAACAAGAGTGGATCTGTGTGCTGCAAGACCGCCTCGCCGCCTACGAGGACACTGGGCTGACACCGGGAGACATCAAGGAATTGCTTGACATGGCTGTGTCGAAAACAGACAAGGTTTTGCGGCTTAAAGAAGAATTGCAGGGTGCAAAGAACACCGCCGAGCAGTACGCCGCCATCAATGAAACGCTGTTTGACAGCAACATGAAGCTGGGCGCAGACAGGAAAGACCTCATCAACGAGCTGTGCCAATACTGCGGGAAGTACAAACAAGCACACGAGGGCGCCTGTGACGGGTGCAAATGGAGGGAAATGTGATGGCAGTGGTGGATATTTTTATCACGGACAAGAGGTACAACGTCATCTACGCTGATCCACCGTGGGCTTATAGGCAAAAGCAAATGAATTTCCAACATTACGATGAAGCGAAAAAATATGAGAACGGCGTAAATGACCATTACCCCACCATGACGTTGGATGAACTGAAGGCGTTGCCAGTGAACAAAATCGGTGCAGACGATTGCTTGCTGTATATGTGGGCGACCAGCCCCAATTTGGATATTGCCATAGAATTGGGCAAATCATGGGGATTTGAGTATAAAACGGTAGCTTTTGTGTGGGATAAGCAGAGAACCAACTACGGATTTTATACCTTGAGCCAATGCGAATTATGTTTGGCGTTCAAAAAAGGCAGAATCCCAAAGCGGGCAGTAACAAATGTGCGGCAGTTTTTAAGCGAGAAATTGGGGAAACACTCAGAGAAACCAGCAAAGATCAGAGAAAGAATCGACACCATGTATGGGCATTTGCCCCGCATCGAACTGTTTGCCCGCCAACAGGCGGACGGCTGGGACTGCTGGGGGAACGAAGTGGAGGAGAAGTGATGGATAACTTGTTGCAGAATATCGCTTCAGCGCTGTGGATCGTCATAGGTATTCAGGTGCTCGTCTGGCTGAAGCGGTGGAACAAGAAGTTTAGTGACCTGTATGACGAACTGAAGCATGAAACGGGAGGAGTTCATGGACGATGGGTGCCGTTCCATAGTGAGGTCGCGGGAGATATTCAGTATTGCTCCGCCTGTGAGATAGGGTTCGCGGCCAAGACGGACTACTGCCCACACTGTGGCGCAAAGATGGATGGTTCGGCATGAAGATATACAAAAATCCGTGGGTGACGCGGGAAAGCTACTTCGTAAAAACCGGCGCGGCAAGATCGGCAAAAATGGAAGCGGCAAAAAGCACTGGCTATTTCGTTGACTTCTGGGACGGCAAATGGAAGGTACGCAAGGCAACGTACTATAACAAATCTTTGGATGAGATGCCTGTGGTGTGCGAGAACAAAGTGAGCATACAGGCGGTCATCGAAAAGGCTGTATTGGACGCGGTGCGTGGCTTTGCTGGGGGCGGAAAGTCGGATGGAGAGGAAACGCCGCAGGCGGGGTGGCTTCCGGTATACGAGAGCGAGATAACCGGGTGGGACCCCGCGCTTGCAGGGCGCGATCCAATCGGCGGCTACGCTTGCTCGAAGTGCGGTTATGAGGCGGTGTATAGCTGCAACGATGAATACGTTTTGTCGGATTATTGCCCCGGATGTGGGGCACGAATGGCCGGAGGGGCGGAGTGATGGGAGAGCACAAGCACAACCCCACGGCCACCGCCGCGAAGAACGGCGAACTGCCGCCGAAGAAGAAGCCGATGGGCACGGCGGAGAGCCGGGAGTGGGTGTACGCATGGATGCGGAAGCACACGCCGTTGGGCATTATGGAACAGGAGATAAGGAGGAATTGTGATGGCGGAATATATTAAAAGATCGGCAGTGTTTGAACAGTTCGACAATGCCGATGCGGATGTATGCGAAACAGACGACTTCGGTGGAGTTGACTATGGGTTTGGCATGAAGAACATCAAGGAACTCATAAATGCCATCCCTGCAGCCGATGTGGTAGAGGTGGTACGCTGTAAGGACTGCTATCAATCAGTGGTGATCGGAAATGTCCTGCACTGCACCTATTGGAGCAAGGACACGGACGAAAACGGATATTGCCACGAGGGAGGATAAGCCAATGGCTGAATACATTGATCGAGCAGCGGCAGTAAAATCTGTTTTGCGGATGCGTAGACCGGAGAACAGCGTGGCTCAAAATAGGATGCTATCGATTATCCAGATGGATATGTTGAAACTTCCCGCCGCTGATGTTGTCCCGGTAGTGCGGTGTAAGGACTGCAAATACAATGTCGGAACAAAAAAGTGCTTGAACCCGGACAGCTTTTTTGCGGTGCCGAAGGACGATGACTTCTGCTCCTACGGCGAGAGAAAAGAGGGGGCGGAGTAATGTTCTGCTGGATATTCACCCGCGCTGCACAAATGGAGGACCACGAATTTACAGACGATGTAGCATACTGCTTCTGCTGGACAAAGAAACAAGCTATTAAGAGGTTCGGCCAGCTGTATGACGATGTAAAGCCATTCGAGGTTGACAAGGTGGTGTTTGACCCATTCAGGCGGCTGCCGGTCGTGGTCACGGATTATTGAGGAGGTACGGAGCGATGGCGGAGATTACGCTGAAATACGCGAAGGGATATGGGATATGCTGCCCGATGTGTGGAACGCCGGATAGCCAGAACCCTGTACGATACCCGGACGCGCAGAAGCCGGGGGAGAGCTGGATAACGTGCAGCAAGTGCGGCACGTCGTACAAACCGCCGGTGTGGCACGCAGCGGGAGGGGGAAGCAACTGGAAGAATTGGAAGAAGGAGAACGCCGAAAATGGATGAGATAAAACGTGCCAAATGGGTATTCACCAAAAAGCACCTATGGTATAGGGACAGTCACGGCGAGATAGATGAGTGGAGGCTGGACTATGGGTTCCACAACGGACCGGAGTGCCAGATATGCGGGGAGGCGTTCTGCGAACACTGCCACAAGGACTGGGCGGACAAGGAGTGCAGCATAGGGCACTACGAGTGCACGGCGTGCAGCGAAGTGTCCAGAGATGGGCACGAGAGGTTCTGCCCCGGCTGCGGGGCGCGGATGGACGGAGGGGAGACACCACACATGATGGCATTTGACCCCGCAAAGTGGGGAGACACGGAGCTGGAGAGGTGGAACGGCGTGGTGACGGCCATGCGGGTGAAGTTGCACCAGTATATGGGCTGCGCGGGGACGACGCGGTGCCCGGAGGAGTGCCGGTATAAGCACCTGTGCGCGTGGACGAGAGACGTGCAGATCATGTGCGGAAAGGAGCTGAACAGGCGGAGTGGAGACCAAAAATAACTATGCGCCAAAGACGAAACTATACGCACCGTTTGAACTGCTGAAAAAGATCCTGCCATCGCGGGAGAGCGTGGCACCGGAGGAACTGGAGGAATATGACCGCTTTGTGGGCAGCAAGGACGCACTGGGAAGCGAGTACGAGGAGTTCCTGAAAAAGTTGTACGGCTGCAGCCATGAGTGGGGCGAAACGGTGCAGGAGGACGCATGGCTCGATCTGCGGAGCCGGAAGTGCCGGAAGTGCGGCATCATACACTGCCAGATACGGGACGGGGAGCTGGTACTGGCAGAATACTACGAAGAGAAACCGGAAAAGGAGAGATAACACATGAAAACCATCAGCAAATATGAGGCATACGCCATAAAGGCGCTGCGGACGATGGGCGTGAGGGAGGATCTGGCAGGCTTTGACTACACGGTGGAGGCGGTACGGCTGGTGCTGGAGGGCACCGTGGAAAGACCGATACAGTGGACGAAGAAGGGCGGCGTGTACGAAAAGGTGGCGGAGAAGTTCGGCATGAGCGACTGGCACGGCGTGGAGAGCTGCATACGCTACACCATAAATATGCTGAAAAAAGAGGGAGACCCGAATCACTACCGGAAAGTGCTGGACGTGGCCGCGGACAGCAGCATGAACGTGAGCGCATACACCAGCGCGGTGGCCAACTACGTAAGGCTGCAAGCCTATGAGGAGAGCCGGATGGTGGACCTGTCGCCGGCCATCGGGTACGCGCAGAAGGGCATGGCGCAGGTGCTGGTGACGGGCCGCGACCTGGACGTTCAGCTGTTGACGCCCAAGGCGGACGTGGGTGTGATCGCCTCGGAGGACAAGGCGGAGATGATGTCGCTGAAACCGGAGAACATAGCGGACGATGGGGCGGCGGTGTGCAAGGAGACAGGGGCATTTATCGTGCCGGAGGGGTGGAAGGAGGGCAGCATTGAACTGGACTGAAAGACTACGGCGGAAGCTGATACATAAACTGGGCGGCGTGCTTATGGACGAGGTACAGCCACGGCCCGTGGCCGCGGCGGAAAGCTACACGATGGAGGAACTGACGTGCCGATATTGGAAATTCGGAAGAGGGCAAGAGGATGAGCGCTTCAAATGGGACAACCTTGCAATCATAGCTTGCGAGGCGGACAAGGCAGGGCTGGTGGAGTGGAAAGAAGTGCCACGAGAGGAGGAACCGGCGCTGTATAAGATGGTGGATGGGATACCGGGCGTGGAGGATGCGGTGCTGATGCGCGGGACACTGCGGGTGCTGCGAAAGGCGGGAAGATGAGCGCATGAAAGACGAGAAAAAGAAATACCGCCGGTGGGCGGTGGTGTACATACTGCTGGCGCTGCTGATGGCGGCAGTGCTGGCGCTGCTGATGGCGGCGGGTGTATATAAAACGCTTGTGGGCGTATTGTGCATGGTGGTGGTGGCAGCGGATATGGCGTTTCTGGTTGCGGGCAGCGCGTATCTGTGGAGAGAGGGGTGGCGGGAGGCGTGAACATAGGGAGAAAGGCATCGCCGCCGCAGGGACCATACCGCCCAAAGGGCGGATGCGACCTGTACATACCCATGAAAAACGAGTGCGTGGGACTGCGGGAGCTGGTGTGCAGCGCAAAAGGGAAGTGCCCGTTCTTCAAGACAAAAGAAAGGGCACGGGCAGACAGGATCAAGAGCATACAGCGGCGCAAGCGAATGGGCGTTCCCATATCGAATACGGAGGCGCAGATGCTGCTGGAAGCGGGAAAACTGCCGGACGCGAAGGAGCGGTGAGATGGCGGCAAACGAATTATTCCCTAAAAGACTGCGGGCACTGCGGGAAAGACGGCAGATCAAGCGCCGGGTGCTGGCGGAGCTGTGCGGACTGAGCCAGCACATGATACGACGGTATGAGGAGGGAGAGATGGAGCCGAAAGCCTCATCGCTGGAGGTGCTGGCGGACTACTTCGAGGTGACGGTAGACTATCTTTTAGGCCGCGAATAAAAAATTTGGAAAGGGACTTAAAAGTCCCTCACATGACGGAAAACCTGCGAAAATGGTACACGAGAGAGTGGATAATTCTCTTTTGTACCATTTTTACTATCCGAAAGGAGCGCAGGATGGCCGAACTTTTACCTATGGACGCGGAAAAGCAGCAGGCGTATTACGACCAGCTTAATGATGCGGTGGGGGAGAGTTTGGCTTATTTTTATGCCTGCATACGCTTCAACAAGCCCTTTGACATGAACGCGCTGCCGGCAAGCGGGAGCAAAAACAAGTGGACGACCTACTGCGATAAGCTGGCAAAGAAAAAGCTGGACCGGACGCCGGGAGGCGGAGAGCTGGGCTTTCTCGACGGGCTGACGGACATCACCAAGATATTCGGAGAGGGGCTGGAGAACGGCAACTTCACCAAGGCGGTGAGCGCGGAGAAAAGCGCACGGGATGGCAGGCAGGGCACCAAGCGGCAGGCCGCAGACTGGGGCGAGGGCACGGGGAAAGTGCCATACACCAGCGAGGACTACAACGAGTTTGATCGGATCTATAACGCGCTGTGCGCTGACTTCGGCGGAGAGCAGGCGGTGAGCGCCAAGCAGCAGTTGATCCTGCGGAACGTGGCAAAGTGGACAAAGCAGATGAACGACGCGGCGGAGCTGGGTCAGATCGACAAGGCCAAGAAGCTATCCAGCATGATACAGGAGAACCTGGCGTCGGAAAACTTGCGGAAGAAGGACACGAAACCGGTGGAGGACCTGCGGCTGGACAACATGGTGGTGGCGCTGGAGCGGGCAGGACTGCTGAAAAACGGGAAGCCCTGCGAACCGGACGAGGCGTTCCGTATATTCTTCGGCCGGCCGTGCAAATACCCCTACACGCGGGATGCTGCCGACCAGATGATACTGATAAACGAAAACCGGATGCGGCAGAACGACGGACTACCGGAGCTGGCAGAACTGCCGGACGAAATGCGGTTGGAGGACAATTTGGGCGAGTTTGCAGAGAAGCCCAACGAGGCGGAGAAGGAAGCCTACGAAAAGCTGGGGCTGGTGCGGATGCGCCCGGTGAAAAAGAAGAAAAAGCCGGGTAAGCCGAAAGCGGACGCAGAGGATGTGAACACCGATGGCGAGGCGAACGGGTAAAGCGTATGTGGCCGGTCTTGGCTGGGTGACAAAAAAGCCCACGCAGGAGCGAAGCTACGAAAACTATGAGGATGCCTTTTGGGCATTTTTGGTATGGGTGTGCCGATTCTACCCGGATAAGGCGCTGGACGTATTCAGGAGCCCGACGGCAGACTTTGCAAACGAGGAACTGCTGCAGCGGGTGATGGTGCGGGTATACGCCCGCAAGGCTTCTGTTTCCTTCACTGGAACGCGAGGCGTAACAAAAACCAGCACGAAGTTCAAATACGCGGAGCTGAACGGGCTGGTGTGGCCCGGTGTGCAGAGTGCCTACTATGGACCGTCATACCGCCAAATGGCAACCATAGGCAGCAAGACATACCGGCAGACGGAGCACGACTACCCGGCACTGGCGAAGCAGTGGCGGGTGACGGCGGAGAGTAAGGATGACTTCAAGATAGAGACCGACTGCGGGAGCGCCTTTTACATATCCGCCATGCGCGGTGACAACATTCACGACGTGACGGCGGAGGAGTACGCACAGGAAGAAAATCCGGCGTTCGACTTCGCGGAATACACGACGGTGGTGCTGCCGGCTGTGCGACTGACGCATAATGTAAACGGTAAGCCGGACCCCAACTATATCCCCTACAAGGATCACGCCATTACCAGTGCGGGGCGGAAGCAGAACCATGCTTACGATACGCGGTGCGAGAACATGAAAGCCATGCTGGCGGGCGAGAGCGCCTATGCCTATGACATATCGTGGGAGTGCGTGGTACTGCAGCAGATGCGGCCCTATTCCTGGGCGCAGAAACTGCGAACAAAGCTGACGCCGGAGCGGTGGATGCGCGAAATGGAATCGCGCTACACCGGGGCGGACAGCAATCCTATCGTGCGGGACGAGGTGCTGACAGAGTGCCGCAAACTGATGATCGCGGAGAACCGGCACTGTGCCTACGACATAGGCAACAAACTGAAGCCGGAGGACGTGATCTATATCGTGGGGTACGACGTATCTTACGCCGACGACAAGAAGAACGCAAAATGCGCCTGCGTGGTGCTGAAATGCACACGTCAAACGGACTGGCTGAAGCGGGACCGCTACCTGAAGCAGGTGGTGTATGTGGACGTTTGGAACCCACCGGTAAAGAGCATGATGCAGGCGCAGCGGATCAAGGACGTGTGGAGCCGCTTCTGCTGCGACGGAGGGGCGGCCACCTACCTTGCAATAGACGCATGGCAGTACGGCACCAGCGTGGTGGAGAACCTGATGATGGACCTGGGAGACGGCCTTGCGCCGCTGTGCGTAAGGAACCACGCCAGCTTTACGGAACTGGAGCAGGAAAACGCCGTGCCGTGCCTGTACCCCATCAAGGCGGGCGGCGCGGGCGTGACGGATCCGGACGCGGAGATGGTGCGGTACGCGGAGCTGCAATTTGAGAACCGGAATGTGGAGCTGCTGTGCTCTAACGTGAACGAGGGCGTGGAGAACTACAAGAAGTACCACCGGATCAAGGACGACAGCATGGATGCCATGCTGGCCGACCCCTACATAAAGACCCGGGAGCTGGTGGGGCAGATACAGAACCTGAAAAAGGTGGCCAGCGGCACGACGCAGAAGGAAGAACGCATTTCCAAGCACATACAGCGCGATATATGGTCGGCACTGAAATATGCGCTGCGGGTGGCGCAGATACTGGAGCGCGAGGAGCTGGCGCAGGCGGTGCGGCATAAGAGCGACTGGGATGCGGAACTGGCAAAATACAAAAACCGCGCCGCGGCACCGCACAGAGCGGCGGCAGCCGGCGCGGGAGGCCGCACGGTGACGGCGCGGCGCGGCGGGAGGATATGCTGAAATGGCGGCAAGGAAGTACAGACTGTACGCGGCGCGGGTGACAGGCGAAACGGTGGCGCTGGCGGAAAAGGAGCGCTTTGTACGGATAACGGCGGGGTATATGCTGCTGTACCGCACTACGGCGCCGAAAAAAATGCAGACGGTGGAGATCAAAGGCGCGGATCTGAAACGCCTGACAGAGCGAGACCGGCTGTGGCTGGCGGACTGCATCGCGGCGGCGCTGGCGGACGGGGTGAAAAAGAACAGGGCTGACACGCAGAAGCGGCTGAACGAACTGCTGGATGCGTGGGAGAGGGAGCTGGAAAAAGAACGCTCCCGCATAGACGAGGAGGCGGCGCATGGAGCAGGAGAAGCGGAGGAATCTGACAAGTGAATTGCAGAGCGTAGCCTGCGGCACCTACCCGGAGATATTTCAGCGCTTCAACGCGCTGGCGGAGCAGTACGGCAATATGCCGGCAGGGGCGCTGGCCAGCGCCTTCAGCCGGGTGAGCATGAGCCAGTCGGCACGGGTGAACCCCTACATTCAGAACCGAAGGGTGCAGGCCATTTCCTCGCTGCCGGAGGACTATACCAAGAATACGGTGGCAGAGATGCTGACCGCCCCGCTTGGCAACGAGCAGGGGCTGCGGCAGGTGGAGCACGGGCTGGAATTTACGGCCTATCCGCTTTTCCACACCCGGAAGATGTACCAGGATCTGCTGACGTATCACAGCTACATCGCACCGGAGTTCACCGATAAGGACACGGCGAAGAACGACGAGTTCTGGCGGGAGTGGAAGCTGCTGGAGAAACTGCGGCGCAAGCTGGACGTAAAGACCACGGCCCACAAGCTGGCAGGGCAGGCGGTGCAGGAGGGCAAAGTATTCTACTACCCCCGCGTGAGCGTGGACAAGCCCCATAACAAGGTGAACTACGCTTTTATGCAGCAGCTGCCCAGCGACTGGATAAAGATTGTGGGGTTCAACAGCGTGTCGAAGTACACCGTGGCCTTTAACATGATGTACTTTCTGAAGCCGGGATGTGAGCCGGCGCAGTTCGGGGAGCTGTTTAAGCCCTACTGGGGCATATTCACCCAGGTGGCGGCGAGACCGCCAAAGGGCACGGGCACCCGGTATGTATACGCGGCGAAAAACACCATCAATATGAACCGCTTTACCGAGCTGAAAACAGCAGCGGAGCAGGGAGGCGGCGTGCTGCCGGGAGACCCGGACGTATACTACCAGAACGGAAAATGGTGCTACTGGGTGACGCTGCCGGTGGATGCCGTATATCCCTTTGAGATAGACGACGCGCAGACGGCGGTTGTATCGCCTCTGACGGGACTTTTCCTGTCGTTTATCCAGATCGCGCAGTATGAGCAGATACAGCTGGAACTGGTACAGAACCCGCTGATCTCTCTGCTGACGGGCGAGATCGAATACGACGACAACAGCACGAGGCAGCAGTCGGACAGCTACAAGCTGAGCAACGCAGGGTGGGAGCTTTTCCGCACGCGGTTTTACAACGAACTGGCGGAGAACAACACCAGCGGCATAGGCTGGTACGCCGCGCCGCTGAAGAACATGGAGCTGCACCAGCTGGCCGAGGCGCCCAGCGCCACGAAGATAAGCTCCGCAGGGTACGGCTACACCATGGCGAAGGCGGGATTGAGCGCACTGATACCCACCAGCGACGAGCCGCGGGCGGGCGTGGCGAATATCAGTTTGCAGATAGAGAGCAAGTTTGCCGAGCAGATATACCGGTGCTATGAGCGCATGATGCAGGGCATCATGGACGGGCTGAACCTGAAGTATTCATGGAGATTCGCCATGTTTGGCAACATCGCGGAGGACGAAAAGACCTTTGAAAACGCCAGACAGGGCATGACGCTGGGCATACTGCCCCAGACCATGCTTTACATGGCGATGCTGGACATGAGCGTGATGGACGACATGGCCATCAGCCGTGCGGTGAAAGAAAGCGGCATTATGGACCTGCGGCTGCCCCTTGTGACCAGCTACAACGCCAAGCAGAGCGAAAGCGGACTGCCGCCGCAGGCGGCCCACGACATGAACCCCGGAGGGAGACCGGCATCGGAAGGGGCGCCGGGGACCGAGGGACAGGAAGCGTCAGCGGACGCGGGAGGCTGAGAAGAAATGGGCATGACGGCAATACTGACGGCGGACGACCTGCACGAGATCAACCGGGAGCTGGCCCGGGGGAACGACGTGGAGATACGCCGGACGGCGGAGGGACTGGCCATAAAGGCACACACCGTACACACGGTGAAGAAAAAGAAAGGCACGGCACTGCCGATGCCGACAGACCGATAGGGCGGCGAGAGCCCCTGCGACAGTGGGGAACGAAAACAGAGAATGCGGCTGCTGTGACCGAAGGCTTGCGCGGATGCGCGGGGTATTGAGGTAGGTGCAATGGCCGTGAAAAGTGGATAACCGCGGCAAAGGGGCTGCGGGGAAAGCCGAATGGGGCTGCGCCGGTGGAGAACACCGGCTGCGGCCCCATTTTTATTTTGCGGAGAGAGGGAGTGAGGACATGAGAGCACAGGAATACGCCAGCTGGGATAACCCGCGGTTCGCACCTATGCGGGAGCCGATGCGCCGGGTGATGGAGGCATACGGCAATGCGGAAAAGTGGTTTGCGGACATCAAGGACCGGGTGCTGTGCGACATGGGTATGCCGTTTCTGTCGGATGCCATACACAAGCTGGAGCACAAGCAGCCTGAGCGGATAGACGAGTTCGCGGAGATACCCCACGACTACCACCTGCGGCTGATGTACCCGGGTACGCCGGAGCTGGACGAGAACTTTGACAACGACCTGGACCGGGTATTCGAAGTGTGCGTGGTCATTGTGGACGGTGTAAACGAGGCACTGGGCGGATTTATCCGCGCCACGGCGGATGGGGAGTTCAACGCGCTTTCCCTGAAGGCGGAGGAGCTGCAGATCGCCAACACCGACGACAGGCGCAAACTGCTGGATGCCTGGACCATGTGGGACAACGGCGGCATGAGCCGCGCCACCTTTGACAGCTGGTGCCGAAAACTGTTTGAAGGCGGTGAGGACGAATGAGCACGCTGAAAACCAAGGCGCTGCCCAAGAAGGTGAGCGCCAGCGGCACGCTGAAGGTGATGCAGAAGCTCAACGAATATGAGTTCGGCGTGGAGCTGTGGGTCCTGCGCGAGGGTGAAAACCGGAACAAGTGGGACTACCGCAACCTGCGGGACTACTACAAGACCTTCATCGGGCAGCCCATTCTGATCGCTTATGTGGGGCAGCAGGTGGGGGACGGACACAACATGAGCAAGCGCCGGGATCCCAAGACCGGGGAGGAGTACCAATCCTTCATGGAGGGGACGGCCGAGCGCATCGTGGGAACGCTGTCCGACGACGAAAAGGACTTTACCCTTGTGGAGAGGGGCGGTCATACATGGCTCAGAGCGAAGGGACGGCTATTTGCTTTTTACGCCCCGGAGCTGACGCGGAAGATCGTGGAACAGGGCACGATGGACGTTTCCGCCGAGACAATGGTGTCGGAGAGCCACAAAGAGGGCGATGTGGACGTGTTTACCAAATGGTCGGGCATAGGCGTGACCATTCTGGGCGACAGGGTAAACCCGGCGATACCGGGTGCGAGCATCGCAAAGCTGGCGGCCATGCAGGAGGAATTTAAGGAATTGAAGCTGCGGGCCGCGTCGCTGCACACAGCCGCAGAGGGCAGCGACGGCAAGGAACCCGACAAAAACACAAAAAAAGGAGTGAAAAGCAACATGAACAAGAGAGCGATGGAGCAGATGCAGACCAAGTTCCCCAACCACAAGGTGCTCTCCATGAGCGAGGACGGGCTGAACGTGGCACTGCTGGACGCTTCCGGCAATCTTTTCGGCTACACCTTTAACGCTGACGACAACGGAGAGGTGATCGCCAGAAAGATCATGCCCTGCGCAGCGCACATCGTGCTGAGCGTGGGCGACGTGGAGCTGAACGCCGATGTGGCGGACGTGGTGGACTACACCGTGGCCTCCGTGAAGGAGACCGACGGCGATGTGAAGAGCCTGAACGCCAGGCTGGACGCCGCCAATGAGCAGATCAGCGCCATGCAGGAGGCGGAGAGCAAGCGCCGGCTGAGTGCCTGCAAGGCTTCCGCCAAAGCAACGCTGGACGCCTTCAACGCCAACCGCGAGGAAAAGGTGGCGGAGGACGCCATCAAGGCGGTAAATGAGAACATCGAGGCCGGACTGTACGCCAACAGCTGCGACAAGGACGGTGCGTGGCTGGGCGAGAAGCTGGTGCGCGAGGCGGTGCTGGCCGTGTGCGGCGAGGCCGTGATGGAGAGCGACAAGCGCAGCGCACAGAAGCGCACGACCACCTATGCCTGGGAGCACATCGCCGGCAACAGCGGCGAGGGAAGCGAGGGTGTGGACGCTCTGCTGAACAAGTGGGGCATCGATGCCGGCAAGTAAAACGAAAAGGAGAGTGAACAAACATGGCATACATTGAGAAAACCGCGTTTGAGCCGCGGATCACCAACAACGAGTACAACGAACTGTGCAACATCACGGGACGCTATCAGGTGTCCGAGGCTGACGCGGACTGCTCCGCGGGTCTGCTGGTGGTGCGCGGCGAGCAGCTGCCCTGTGCGGGCTTCAAGGGCGTTAAGAACGAGAACGCCTTTTACATGAACGCTGCGGGCGCTGCCGCCAACGCCGACACCGGCGTGTACGCCTGCAACACCTACGAGTGGCCCACGCTGGGCGGACGCAACGGCAACAACTACGCCGTGGGCACCGCCACGCTGGGGCTGGGCGTTCCTGCGGGCCGGGACGGCACCTTCACCGAGATCGTGTTTGACGGCAAGCACGCCTACCGCTTCGGAGAGGGCAACCTGAGCACCGCCATCGGCGAGAACACCATCTTCACCATCGCCAACGGTCTGCTGGTGCCCGCCGCTGCCGCCCCCACTGCTACCGGTGCCATCTACTTCAAGCTGAAGGGCACCGGCAACTTCACCGAGGGCGCCGGGCAGAGCTTCGTGTACTACGACGTGTGGGCCTGCAAGGTCAGCACCGTGACCGCGTGACAAGAGAGGAGAGTGAGTAAGAAATGGCAAAGCTGAACCTGAACAGCGTTTCCAATGAGGTTTTCGCCATCAACGGAAACGACCAGCGCGAGGACATCGTGGCCAAGGGCCGCGTGCTGTTTTATGAACACGCCCTGAAGGGCAAGATGGCCGTTCTGAGCGCCAAAGGACAGAACACCACCGTGCAGCGCACCATGAACGACCGGGGCTACAAGCAGCTGAACGAGCAGTTCCAGCGGGAGAGCCTGCTGTATGCCGCCAAGCTGGCCTGCGCCAGCACCGGCAAGAAGGCACCCGAGAGCTGGGAGGAGTTCAAGCGCAACGGCGGCGAGTATTACGGCAACGCCCGTTTCTACGCCGTGCTGCAGGGCATCTGGCAGGAGGTCATCATCCCCATTCTGCCCGCCGTGTACTCCGAGGCGCTGAGCGACTTCGCCGAGACCGTGGAGATCGAGCTGGGCCAGACCTACGCCGTGAGCATCGGCAGCAACGACATCCCCGTTTTCCAGGACTCCAGCTGGGGCGCAAGCCGCAGCGTGCCGCGTAACCGCTTCTATTCCCGCGATTACACGCTGAACCCCACCCCCAAGAGCTGCTGGATCACCGCCAAGTGGATGCAGCTGGTGGGCGCCAACATGGACTTCGGCGTTTTCTTCGCCAACATGGTGGCGGGTATGTACGCCAAGACCATGGGTATGTGGAACGAGGCCATGACCACCGCCACGGAGGACACCAGCCTGATCCCCACCAACCTGAACTTCACCTTCAACAACCAGAACTGGGTGAAGGGCGCCAACAAGATCGCCGCGCTGAACAACACCACCATCTCTGACGTGTTTGCCACCGGCGGCACCGTGGCCCTGAGCAAGGTGCTGCCCAACACCGTGACCGGCTCCACCAACGTGAACATGGATGCCGCTATCGCCACGCTGCTGGGTGCCGACTACACCAAGGCCGGCTACCTGGGCCAGTTCATGGCGGTGCGCCTGATGCCCATGCGGGACGTTATCATCCCCGGCACCCAGAACACCACCGTGGAGACCATGCTCAGCGAGAACGACATCTGGATGCTGGCTGGCAACGGCAGAAAGCCGCTGACCATCGGCTACACCAGCGGCACGCCCATCTCTATCGAGATGGATCCCACCCGCACCGGGGATTTCGAGATCGGCCTGAACCTGACCATCGCTCTGGACTCTGTGGCCACGTTCGCGTCCAAGATCGCGCACTTCACCGTGTAAGGAGACCCACACCGGGGAAGGGGCGAAAGCCCCTCCCCGAATATGCGGATTTAGTTTAACCGGGAAAACGGCGGTCTCCAAAACCGCAGTTCGGGGTTCGAGTCCTCGCGTCCGTGCCAAAAGCGGTGGACACTACCGTTGGGCAATGGCATAGCGCCGCTCTGAAAGTGCGTTAGCATTGGCGCTTTATCCGTGCATTGAGCGCCTAAAAGTAACACGGTTGCCGGTAAACGTGCCGCCCGTCCGGCGTAAAAGGCGGTTTGGAAAACAATTCCCGCGAGCCGAAAGGCACAGGGAGTTTATAGGGGCGCAAGCCCCATACGGAAATGTAGCTCAGTTGGCAGAGCATCTGACTGTTAATCAGAGGGGCGCAGGTTCAAGCCCTGCCGTTTCCGCCATAAGGATGTGCGGCAAAGCCGCGGGTATGCAATGCGCCGACGTGTAAACGGGGCAGCGGTGGGAGCCTTGACGCATTGCGGCAGATAGAAACAGACCATGAAAGGAATCTGAAAGGAGCAGAAAACATGGGTAAGCAGAAGAAAAGCGGGAACAGACTGGCCGCGCAGATCGCGGCGGAGGAAAGAGAGGACGACCAGGTGATGCTGGCACCCCAGCAGAGCGCGGACGCGCCGGACGAAAGCAGCGCCGCGAAAGCGGCGGCGCAGGAGAATGTGCAGGACGCGGCTGATCCCGCGGAAGTGCCCGCCGCGCCGGTTATGTACACCGCCGAGCAGGTGCAGCAAATGATGCAGGAGGCGGCGGCCAAGGCGGTGGCGGAAGCGCTGAAGAACATTCCCCAGCAGGCCGCGCCGCAGATCGTGCAGGTGAGCACCAGCGCGGAGCAGGTGCACTTCCTGTGGATGGCGCCGGTGGCGGACGACAACGTGGTGCAGTTCGGCGACGGCGGAATGTACGGAAACATCGTGGGCAAGACGGGAAGCTTTTACGTGCCGAAGCCGGATCTGAGCCGCATATTGACGGAGATGAACCGCCGGTTCATGGCGCAGCGGTGGCTGCTGGTGGTAAGCGGCCTGACGGACGAGGAGCGCGAGGCGCTGGGCGTGGACTACAAGCCGGGTGAGGTACTGGACAAGAGAGCCTTTGCTAAGCTGGTGGAGCTGGGCGACGAGCTGCTGAACATCTACCCGGCGCTGTGCGAGGGACACAAGGTGATGGCGGCGCAGATGTACGCCGACGCCTACCGCCAGGGCAGCCGGTATGTGACGCGGGAGCGCACGGTGAAGCTGAACGCGCTGAGCAAGCGCAAGGGCCACGAGAAGGGCGACTTCATTGCCATTATCGAGGACATGAACGAGAAGGACACGAAGTAAGGGACGTTTGACGACACTGGCGGAAGGAGGGAACGGCCATGATGCAGGGCGACGCCTATTCGCTGCCCATCGTGCTGCGGCAGGGGGAACTGCTGATAACGCCGGAGATGGTACTGCGGCTGGAGATCACCATAGGGACCCTGACGAGGACGTACCCCGGCGTGGTGCGCTACGACGAGGAGAACGGACAGTGGCTATTCCCGCTGACGCAGGAGCAGACCTTCGCATTTAAGGCCGGGAGGACGCCCCCGGTGCAGGCGCGGATAAAATTTAACGATGAGAGCGTGGTGGGGGCAAAGGGCAAGACCATATACGTCTCCGCAAGCCGGTCCAAAGGGGTGATGTAAATGGCGCTGCAGCAGTTCGCGGCGGAACAGAAGAAGAACGCCAACGCCAGCACCGCCCCGGTGGGGCAGCCCGTGGTGGAGATAGAAATACGGGATGTAGTGATACAGACCGGGGGAGAGATCATCCCCACCTACGAGGGCGAATATGAGGTAACACCACAGGTGGACAAGCCTGTTGTGCTGCATACAAAAGCCAAACGCATGAACGACGATGTGACGGTGAAGAAAATTCCCCAGTACGAAGTCAGTAATGCCGCCGGCGGAAAAACTTTAACGATAGGAGATGTGGAGTATGGCTAATCAGTACATCAACAAAGTAATTCTGAACGGACAGGTAAAAATCGATCTGACCGCCGACAGCGTGGTGCCTGCCAAACTGCTCAAGGGCATTATCGCCCACGACAAGACGGGTGCGACCATCACGGGTACGTGTACCTTTGATGCGGACACCTCCGGCGCTACCGCGTCCGCTGCGGAGATCCTGCTGGGCAAGACCGCATTTGTGAAGGGCGCGGAGGTCACTGGTACGATGCCCAACAACGGCGCTGTGGCTGGCAGCATCACCACCAAGGCGCAGGTGTATACCGTGCCCCTGGGCTTCCACGACGGAAGCGGCACCGTGCAGATCGCCGAGGCGGAGCAGGCCAAGCTCATCGCCACCAACATCCGCGAGGGTGTGACTATCCTGGGCGTGGAGGGCACCATGTCCGGCAGCGAGGACATGAAGGCACAGGCCAAGACTGTGACCCCCACCTTTGCCAGCCAGGAGGTCCTGCCCGACGAGGGGTACAACTGCCTGTCCAGCGTGACGGTGAACGCTATCCCCGTGAGCGAGACGGACAACGAGGCCGGCGGCGTGACGCTGACCATCGGCGCCTGAGAAGCGGAGGAAACGAGGTAAAAGGGCGATGGCGAAAAACGTAAACAAGGTCGTGGTGGACGGCGCGGTGAAGCTGGACCTGTCAATGGACAGCGTGACGGCCAACACACTGGCGAAAGGCGCTACCGCCCACGACAAAAGAGGGGCACCCATCGTAGGAACGATGACAACGCCGCAGATCAGTGTGGCGGGCAGCGTGATGACGATAGCCTGACGGAGAGGAACAAAACGCATGGCGAGAGATGTAAAGATCAACGGCGTGACCTATACGGGCGTCTCCGTCGTGCAGGTGCCGCTGGCCGAGGGAGGCACGGCACGGTTCATGCAAGTCAATGGTGCGCCCGGAGCGCTGGAAAAGTGGAAAGCGGGGTTGAAGATAAACAACTCCACCTACCCGAACATCGGGCAGATGCGCTTTCCGCTGGCGGAGGGCGAAGGCTACGCCCTGTACCTGTACGGAAACGGAGACTGGGAGGCGACCTACCGGGTGGCTCCCGGCTCCGTGGTACAGGTGGGAGACTTTGTAAAGATCACGAAAGGGCTATTCCCTTCGGCGACACTGTATCCGTCGGAAAGCCTGTATCCACAGGCGGAAAAGGCGGGACTGATGCCCAGCAGCAATCTATACCCCGGCAGGAGCACATACCCCAGCAACGCGCCGCTGGTGGAGGGGCTGGGCGGAAATTCGACCGGCGCGGACGGCGTGGCACTGACTGACGGCACGGCGGGAGAACTGATAACGATCTATATTCCGGCATAAGGAGGGGAGAACATGGGGACGAAGTGGAGCGAGGTCATATCGAACCACGCGATGGTGGCCATAGACGACGTGCGCTTGCAGGAGGAGGCAGCCAACGACCCGGCGGCGTTCCTGCGGAGGATGAGCCTGTATATGGTGAACGCCATCCCCCTATTCTCCCTGCCGGTGCAGATGAGAGCGTATCTGAGTGAGGGGCTGATACAGCCAAGCTACGGCGACTACTACTGGACCAGCAGCGAGGACAGCCTGGTGGGAGAAACGGAAGTGGACACCGGAATGGTGGGCTACGAGCTGTTTTCCTGCGCCATTGTGGAGCAGGATGTGACGGGCGGCATGACGGCGGTGCCGTACACCGGGGCGAGCTACAACGCCGAAACAGGCGTGGTGACGTTCCCTATGCAGGACATGGCGGGAATAAACTACACGCTGGACTTTTACACAGACGGTGAATTTGGTCACGAGCTGACAATGGAGCAGAAGCGGATACTTGGGCTGTGCGTGGCAAGCGTATGGGACGAGCGGTTCTTCCGCAACTGGCTGAACGACCAAATGAAGATAAAGGACGCGAGCTTTGACACGGTGAACGAGGGCACCTATATGAAGGAGGGCGCCGCGAAGCAGGAGAAGAACCGGGCAAGGCTGATGGACGAGATGCACAAGTATGAGCAGGACTGTACGTTCCTGAACACGGTGCAGAGAGGCCGGGGCGGGTACGGACGATACCAGTTCCTGTAAAACGGGGAGGTGACGGGCGATGGCGGACGTAAAGAACAATCTTGGCAATATCGCCGCAATGGCGGAGAGACCGCAGGCACTCACCAACCGCCCCGCACAGTACAACGACAGGCGCAACCCCTACTTTGGAGACCCTACGGCGCGATTCGTGCAGGCATACGGCAAGTACGCCAGCGACTACACCGCGTGCCGGGTGCAGGGGCTGGACAGCGACCCCAACAACTTCTACGAGTGGAGCGAACAGCTGGTACGCTTTGCCGATGCGCGGAAGAAGGGCAACGCCATAGACCGGCCCATAGACAACTATAAGGAAGTCCTGTTTGTAAACCGGCGCATCGAATATGTGCCGGAGGGCGCAAAACTGGAGACAATGGGCTCCACATGGCTGGTGACGAATCCGGCCAACATATCCTCCGCCGTGGGCGGGGGCATCATAAGGCGGTGCAACGCCACATGGAACCATCTGGATTGGTACGGCAACGTGCTGAAGGAACCGATGGTGGTGGAAAACGTAAAGCTGAACGCTAACGCCAACGACTTTCAGGAGACCATGCTCATCATGCAGGGGTACTTCAACATTACCATACAGCGCAACGGCGAAACGGAAAACCTGGATGTGAACAGCCGATTGATCCTGGGGCGGATGGCGTATCAGATCACCGGCTACGCGGACGTGGCGCAGGAGTTCACCGGGGACGACGAGAGCTGCCGGCTGCTGCGGTTTACGGCGCGGATGACGGAGCCGGATAGGGAGAAGGATGACTTGGTTCGCCGGGTGGCCAACGCCTATCCTTTCACCTGGGAGGTGAACGTGAGCGGCAGGGCGGCCATGAGCACGGGAGAAAAGGCAAAGTTTACCGCCGCATCCCTGCGAAACGGAGAGGCGGCGGACGGAGACACAGAACACCCCACCCGCTATCTTTGGTACAGCAGCGACGAGAGCGTATGCCGGGTGGACCCAACGGGAAACGTGACGGCGGTGGGAGAGGGAGCGTGCACCATCACGGCGGTGCTGGTGCAGAACGAGGAGCACTACGGCACCTATGCCGTGACGGTGGCAGAGAGCGTAAGCGGCGTACACTGGCAGACGGATCCGGTGGAGAGACTGGAAGCCTACGGCAAGACCGTGCTGACGGCCATATACACCGAGAACGGCGCGGAGACCGGAGACGCGGTGGAATGGACCTTCACCGGGGCGGCGGAGGACAGCTACACCGCAGAGGTGGACGGCAGCACCGCCACCGTGTACTGCTGGGGCGGGAGCGTAAAGCCTTTGACGGTGACGGCCGTCTGCAAGGGCAAGAGCGTGAGCACGGACATCACACTGGAGGGGTGGTAAGAACGATGGCAAAGCCGATATGTGAGCACGCCTACCGGAAGGTAGGGGAGATCATCATACGGTGCAGGAAGCAGACGGGAGAGCACGACTTCTGCTGCTACCAGTACCACTGCCCGGACAGCGGACGGTACGAAAACGCGGCGCAGTGGCGGAACTGCTCACTGCGCTGTAAGGGGAAAAAGTAAATACGTGAGGGACTTTCCATTATGAATCTGAAAGGAGCAGGAGAGATGGAAAACAGCATTAAAGAGCGCAAGCCCATTACCATGAAGGAGGTATTCGCCAAGGCCAACGATTATGTGCCGCTGATGGAGAAGGCTGCCATCGTGAGCCACTGCGCGGAGAGGTGCATCGACCGGGTGGTGGTGGATACCGGGGAGCGCTTCCGGGGCGATGTGCCGCCCATGTACCGGGAGAACGGACAGCGGAAACGGCGCTACCTGATGGGCATACTGGCACGGGCGTATCTGCGGCTGGACTTCGACGGCTGCGAGGAGGACAAGTGGCTGATGAGCGCCGACGACTACGATCTGGTGGGTGGGGTGCAGCTGGTCAACCAGATAGACCGGATGAAGAAGCAGAGCGACGCCCTGCGGGACAAGGCGTATGACCTGCTGGCGGACTACCGTGACCTGGAGAAAATGCTGAACACGGAGATCAACGCCAATCTGGCGGTGATGAACGATGTGGTGGCGCGGATGGCCATGAGCAGCGCGGCGGCCATGACGCCGGAGAGCATGAAGGAGCTGGTGGAGCTGGCGGAGCAGGTGCAGAAGGGAACAAAATAATATTCAAAACGCAACGGAAATAAAAGTTGCAAAAATATCAAAAACGCAACGAAAAATACAATGTTTCATGTGAAACAATTAAGAAAACGGAAAGCGGGGTGAGGGCGTGAACACAGATTTCGACAGCCCCTACTATCCATTTGAGCGCGTGGAAACCGGTTACGGCACCTTTAAGGGTGCGGAGAAGATACCGAAAAAGATCGTGAACTACCTGCTGGACCTGCCGGACAGGAACGGGTACACGCCCGTGGACGACAACGCAAGACCCCGGGTGCGGCTGATGAAGTACATCTGCTGCGACGGGGCGAACCCACTGGCCCAGCCGCTGCCCACGGCGGAGGAGAAGCTGAGCATTGTGTTTGACGGTGAGTCGCCGGCAGTGGACACGGAGGAGCAGAAGGCAAAGCACCCCAAGGGGTACAGGCTATTCCCGCTGGAATACTGGGGACAGGCGCAGAGCATGGCGCAGACGGTGGTAAAGGTGTACATCGGGCGGGTGATCCCAAAGACACCCTTTACGGCGGCGGTAGGAATATACTTCGACATACTGTGCAACTACGGACACGAGACCACCACGCGGACGGACGATTACTCCCGCAGCTATGACATGGAGCAGTGCATCATTGAAGCACTGAACGGCGTGAACATAGGCGGAGCCGGGGTGATGACCTTTGACAGAGGAGCGCACGCGGACAACGGGTCCCATGCCATATACGATCAGGGCATGAACGTGGGGCGGCGCGTACACATGAGCCTTGCTTGGGCGGACAGCGACGAAGAAAGCGTCGTGACTACATTCTGAGAGAACGGAGGACGGCGCAGATGGATGAAGTGACTTTTGACCACCGGCTGACGGAGGTGGAACAGCGGAGCAAAAGCAACACGCACCGCATAAACGAGCTGGCCGAGTGGCAGAAAGCGATGAACGAACTGGCGACCTCGGTGGCGCTGATGACCCGGGAACAGAAGGATATGCGGTATGACCTGTCGGAGGTCAAGAAGGACGTAAAGAGCCTGACGAACCTGCCGGCGAAGCGGTGGAACGACGTGGTAGAGAAACTGGTATGGCTGGTGCTGGGCGGCGCGGTGACGGCGCTGCTGGTTCAGGCGGGAATCAGCTTATAAGAAAACTGCATAATCAACAAGGTGTTTCGTGAGGGAGGAAAAGAGTTTATATGGCGATCTCACAGAGCATAGAAAGGGCCTGCCGCAGGTACGAGGAAGTACAGGCGGAGGGACTGACGCTGTACCCCATCCTTGTGGAGGAGATGGAGACATTCGAGTTGGCACGACCGGGCATTGACATCGTGCAGCAGAGCCTCCCTGTGGCGTATGCTGTGATGCCGCTGCTGGCGGCCTACTACAAGATGGAGTACGACGCGATGGGGCGCGGAGAGGAGACAGTGGGGCTGCTGTCAAGGGCGCTTTTGATGCTGGCGCTCTCCCTGCGGCTGGGGAGAGGAAAGCCGTTAGACGAGCGCTTGAAGGCGTTTCGCTGCAAGGTGGACACGAAAGACTCCAGCCGGTTGACGGCGGTGGAGTTCGTGCTGCACGGAGAGGAGCTGTGGCGAATTACGCCGGCGCAGTTCCAGTACCTTCGGGAGATCATCGCCGCACAGAACGGAATTGAGCTGACGCCGCCGGAGGCCAACCCGGAACTGGTGGAAGCGCAGCGGGAGCTGGCGGAGATGAACGGCGGCGCAAAACTGAGCGGAGATGCGTGGGAACGGGTGGCGACGGTGGCCGCGCTGGAACACGCGGAGGAGACGGAAATAGAGTCGTGGCCACTGCTGAAGCTGCAGACGAAAGCAAAAACGTGGCAGCGGATATTGGGGTACATGACCTGCACCATCGCGGAGGCGAGAGGAACACAGTGGAAACGGGGCAACCCGTGGCCGAGCCTGTTTTATGACCGGGTGAGCGACGGAAACACGGCACTGCGGCCCGTGGAGGAAGCGACACGTGGCATGGGACAGGCATAGAGAAGGGAATAGGCCCTGCAAGCGGGCAGGGCGGAACGCCAAGTGGGGCGAAGCCAACGGGAAACCGGGGCTTTGCCTCCATTTTTTATATCAAAAAGGAGTGAAAGCGGAATGATTACTTTTACCGATCCGAGACTGTATACCCGTGGCATCTGCGCTGCGCAGTTCGCCGACATGGAAACCGGTCAGATCCTGCTGAGCAGCAACAAGTTCCAGGAGGGCAACATCACCGTGACCGTGAACGGCGATCCCCTGCGTGCCGGACTGAACAACGGCATTGCCACCATCATCGAGAGCGACCCGGACATCCAGGTGAACTTCACTCAGGCCAACTTCGACCTGCGGACGAAGATGGCCGGCGTGGGCGGCGCTGTGACCTACAACGCTGTGACCCCGGTATGCCAGGTGGTGACGGCGAACAGCACCGTGCTGAAGGTGGACGTGACCGACGGCGCCCCTGTGGCGCAGTACGCGATGGCGAAGCCCTACGCCTATGTGCAGGAGACCAAGAAGGCTTCCGGCATCCAGCAGGGCGGCATCGCCTATGAGATCGCAGCGGACGGCACCATCAGCGGCTTTACCGCGGTGAGCGGCACCGAGTACAAGGTGTGGTACTTCGTGAACAAGCTCAGCGCCATGTGCGGCAAGCTGAACACCGGCATGAACGGCAAAGTGGGACTCTTCACCGCCCAGCTGGCGGTGTACGGCAACGTGAACGCCAAGACCAACGAGGGCACCCGCCAGGGCTGGCTGTACATCAACGTACCGCTGAAGCTGCAGGCGGACACCGCCACCGTGACCGGAAGCCAGAGCAACTACGACACCACGCAGATCGTGGGGCGCGCACTGAGCACGGATGAGAGCGTGATCTCTGACAAGTGCGAGGACTGCGCCGGCGGCACCCTGGGCTGGTACGTGTACGTGCCGGACAACGGCGCGGAGGTGGTGACGGGCATCGTGACCGCCATCGGCGGCGTTATCAACGTCCCCGTCAGCGGCACGGTGCAGGTGAAGCCCCAGGCGGTGCTGGAGAACGGCCAGCTGGCGGTGTTGGATCCTGCCAAGTGCGCCTACAGCCTGAACGGCGCACCCAGCGGCACCACCGTGAGCGCAAGCGGACTGATCTCCGCAGGGGCCACTGCTGGCGACTGTGACATGACCGTGACCTTCGTGTACGAAGGCACCACGTTTACCGACCAGTGCGCGGTGAGCGTGAAGGAAGCCTGACGACAACAAAAATCCCCTCCCCTGCCGAAAGGCGGGGGAGGGGGTAGACGCGAGTGCGCTGAAGTAAAACGGCGCATTGGCGTATGTGAGAGAGGGGAGGCGCGGGACATGGCGAAGCTGGTGGGACAGTTCAGCGGGTTCGAGCAGGACATCGCCGCGCTGGAAAAACAGGTGAAGGATGCCTTTCGCGCATCGCGCCCAGCACTGGCGGAGGAAATGCGGCAGTGCCTGCGGGAGCACGTGGTAGAGGACGTATACGACAAGCTGGTGCCGGAGGAATATGTGCGCCGGCGCGGCACGAAGGGATTGGCGGACATGAACGCCAGCGCCACGGTGTATTCAGATGAACGGGACGGCGGCATGAACCTGACGCTGCTGTATCACCCCAGCGGCGCCACGGACGGCAACGGAGAACCCATAGACCCCCATGTGGACGGTGACGACCTGGTGAACCGGATCGAGAAAAACGACCCCGCGTACAACTGGGGCAGACGGCCAAAGAACAGACCGTTTTTCCGCAACTTCGTGGAGGAGATGCTGGGCGGCAGGGCGGAAGAAACGCTGGTGCGGGCCATGAACGGAGCAGACGCCACGCTGGAGCTGGCGGAAGATGCCGGGATGATACGGGAAGAGGACGATTGGAGGTAGCGTATGGCGATTTTCAAAGTAACGGCTGTACCTGATTTTTCGCAGCTCAAGGGAGAGATAGCGAAGCTGCAGAGCAGCCCGGTGACTTTGGGCGTGAATACGCAGAACGCCGATGTACAGATAAACGCCACACGGCAGAGTTTGCAGAAACTGACGGAGACCTTCAGCCCGGAGGGCGAGCTGCGCCGGTCCGTGGCGGACTACAGCCGCCAGGTGGGCGAAGTGGTGCAGGTGTCCAAATCGCTGAATATGCAGAGCGGCGAGATGGAGATCACCAGCAAGAAGGTGACGCAGAACTTTACGGCGCAGGCCAAAGCGGCGGAGAGGGCGGCGGCACAGGTGCGGGCGGCCAAGGATGCCTACCGCGCCTATGCGGCGCAGCAGAGCAGCACCTACGCGCCGACCGCCATGCAGAGCCGCATAGAGGATCTGACCGGCGTAAGCGGACTGAGCGGCAAGAGCGCCAAGGAGAGCGCGGCGGTATTTGAAAAAGCCTATTTGGACGCCAGCGGGAAGGTGCAGCAGAGCACGGCAAAGGCGGCGCAGTCGGTCAAGAGCGTGGGGACGGCGGCCAAGGAGAGCAGCGGCTTTGCTGATTTGATGGGCGACAGCTTTGTGCGCGTGGCCGGGAAGATGGCGCTGTGGCAGGTGATGGGCAACGCCATCGCCGGGTTAAAGCGCAGTTTCACGGAAGCGCTGGAGACCATGAAGGACGTGGACGACGAGATGGTGACGATACGCAAAGTCACCGGCGCGACCACGGAGGAACTGAACAGGATCGAGAAGCAGGCATACGACACCGCCAGCGCCTACGGCGAGGCGGCGGACGAGTACCTGAACAGCGTGGCAAACTTCAGCCGCGCAGGCTACGGAGAGCAGGCTTCCGCACTGGCGGAGCTGGCCACCAAGACGCAGATCGTGGGCGACACGGACGCAGAGACCGCACAGCAGTTTTTGCTCTCTATGGACGCGGCGTACAAGTATCAGGGCAGCATCGAGCAGCTGACGAAGGTTCTCGATGGAGCAAATGAAATTGATAACAATTACGCAACGTCAATAGAAAAAATTGCCGAAGGACTGGGCAAGGTGGCGCCAATCGCGGCGCAGGCCCATGTGGGCGCAGACGAACTGACGGCGGCTATCGGCACCATTACGGCGGTGACGCAGCGGTCCGGCACAGAGGCCGCCACCGCGCTGCGGGCGCTTTTCCTGAATATCATCGGCGATACCAAGACGGAAATCGACGAGGGCGTGACGTGGACCACCGGCGAGATCGCCGGACTGCGGGATGTCATCAAGCTCTACGCCAAGGACGCCTACGACGCGGCGCAGGCCACGGGAAGCGTGATAAACCCCATGAAAGCCATCGGCGGTCTGGCGCAGAGCATGAAGGACGGGCTGCTGACGGAGCAGCAGCTGATGGAGATGGTCAGCGACATCGGCGGCAAGCTGCGTACCTCGCAGCTGCTGGCGCTGATCCAGAACTGGGATATGTACGAGTCCATGCTGGGCGACTACGCCGACGCGGTGGGCAGCGCGGATAAGGAAGTGGAAAACGCGCTGGACAGCTGGACCCGTAAGACCGAGATACTGCACAACAAGTGGACGGAGTTCATCAGCAACCTGGTGGAGACGGACACCATCAAGGGTGCGCTGGATCAGGTGATCGCGCTGGTGGAGTTTTTGGACAGCGACACCGGACGGCTGGTGATACAGCTGGGGCTGCTGGTGGGTGCGCTGACGCTGGCGAACAAGGGCTTTACGGCGCTGATGAACAGCAGCGTGGGAACGTTCTTCGGAACGCTGACCTCCGCCATAGGCGGAAACGCTATGGCGATGACGCAGCTCACCGGGCAGATGAAGGGCCTGGTGGCAATGCTGCCGAAGCTGGGCATCGGCGCGGCGATTTTTGCGGCGCTGGGCGTGGCGATCAGCCTGAGCACGGAAAAAGCGCGAGCCTATGAAAAGGCGCTGGAGGGCGTTGAAACGGCGCAGAGTGCGCTGAGCGAGACCGAGGACGAGTACGAAACGCTCATAAGCAAGACCGGAGAGCTGACGAAGGCGGAGGAAAAGCGGCTGGAGGTGCTGCGGGCCATCCGCGAGGAGCAGGAAAAGGCGGTACGGGACGCAGAGTCTGCGGCGTGGGACGCATGGAACGAGCTGCACGGCACCGGAGCCGAGGTATACGTTGGCGGCGGCGACAGTGTGGGCGGCGGCATGGGCGTGACCCCTGTACAGATGGTGCAGGCGGACGTGGAATCGCTGGCGCAGTACAAGCTATCGCTGAAGCTGGTGCAGGACCAGATGGAGGCAGGCACTAAGACGCAGGAGGAGTATTACTACTCCCTGTCGAAGCTGCAGGAGGGCCGTGAGGAAGAAGTAGAGACGATACGCAAGGCGATCAACTATGGCTTTGCGGTATCGGAGGAACAGCGGCAGCTGGTGGCGGCCTATGACAGGGTGCAGGAGATCCTGGGCGTGACGCAAAAGGCCACGCAGGACTACGTAAACAAACTGATCTCCGAGGCGCAGCAGGCGGGGTATACAGGCAAGGCGCTGTACGACATGGTGGCGGCGCAGATCATGGCCAGCAGCACAAAGCTGGACTTCACCCAGCAGATCAGTGCGCTGAGAACGCTGGCGGCCACCATCGGGTACACCACGCAAGCTTACGGCAACCTGCTGAACGCGGGACGGATCTACCAGCAGTCGATGGTGTTGGTCGCCAACAAAAAGTTCAAGACGTTGGAGGAAGCACAATCCTACCTGACGAACAAGGCGTGGAACAACCTGACCGGCACAGCGCCAAATGGCGGCTGGGGCGGAAGCACAGGCGGAAGCACAGGCGGATACAGCAGCGGAAGGTCCTCCGGCAGCAGCGCGGCGAAAAAGAAGTATCAGGACGAGATCAACGCGCTGGAAAAGCAGCGGGACGCAGAGCTGGCGGCCATAGACGCGCAGATCGACGCGCTGAAGAAGCAAAACGAGGAGATAGACCGGGCCGAGAAGCTGGAGGAGCTGCGGCTGGAGGTCATGCGGAAGCAGGACGCGCTGCTGAACGCCCGGAACGAGCGCACGGTGCGGATGTACAACGCCGAGTCCGGGCAGTGGGAGTGGATCGCGGATCCGGACAAAGTGAAAAAGGCCGAGGAGGACCTGGAGGACGCGAAGAAGGACCTGCGGGACTATGAACGAGAGGTGGAACTGGACCTCCAGATAGAGGAACTGGAGGCGCGGAAGAAGGCCATCGAGGCGGCGTACCAGCTGAAAATTGACGCGCTGGAGGAGTACATCAACGCGCTGGGTGAAACGGTGGCTCAAGAGGAAGTCCTGCTGGATCAGAGCGTGCAGAACTGGTGGGAATGGGCCAACGGGGTGCTGGCGGCAAAGGCGGCTGCGGCAGGCGTGACAATCACGGCGGGCGGTACGCCGGTAGAGGTCAAACGGAACGCGACCGGCAATGCGTCGGGATACACCGAGGTAAAGGTCGGCAACCTGACAGGCGTGCGGAAATCTACCAAGTCTGAGAAAGCCAGCGTATCCAATAAACCGACGGGGAACCTTTCGGATGCCATCAGCATGGGCAAGAACAACATTTCTTTGCCAAACAGTGGAAAGTCAAACCGGAAGAGCATCGTGTCAGGAAGCATTATCGGCGCTGTCAGCGGGGGACGGAAGAAAAAGTACGACAGCGGCGGTGTGCTGCACGGGCTGGGCGGCATAAAGGCCACGGTGGACGACGAGATGGTGCTGCCGCCCGACGTGACGGCGAAGATGCTGAAGCCGTCGGCGGATGCGCGGTTCCGGGCCAGGGTGAACGAGCTGGGCGGGTTGTACGGCGAGACGCCGGTGAGCCGCAGCGTGGCGGGAAACAGCGATAACCGCAGCTATAGCGACCACAGCGGGCCCACCTATAACGTGAAGGGCATCACGCTGACGGAGCAGCAGGCGGAGCACCTGACGGTGGCGCAGATGTGCCGGATGGCGCACAACGTAAAGCCCTACGGAGGATAAGAGCATGGACGAGAACGCAAAGACGCTGGCGGAGCTGGCAAAGCGGTTGTGGGACAACTTTTATGTGCGGCGGGTGCGGGAGACGCAGACGGATATGGTACGGCAGTACCGGGCGCAGGTGACGACCGCGGCGGCAGACGGGAAAATCGGCGTAAAACGACCCTTTGACGAAACGGAGAGTTTTCTCCCCTATGTGAGCACGATGGCGGCGGCCCCGGTGGGGGCGCAGGTGGTGGTGCTGGTATTCGGCGAGGGGAAGAACGCGGGGAACCACATGGTTTTCATGTATGCGGACGGACGGAATATGTGAGAAAGGACGGCTGGACTATGGCGAAAAAGACGCGGCACATTCTGGTGATGAAAAGCGGCAGAGAGATACCGATAACGGGCATCACGGGACGGTACTACATCACCCGCGAGAGCCAGTACCGCAAGGGAAACCCGGACATACGAAAGATCAGGGCGGCCACGGACGAGGAGTGCGACGCGCTGACGGCGGCGGAGGACAGGAAGAAGCGTAAGCGCAGCTGAACGGAGGGCACGTGCCATGACGGAGCAGGAGAAATATCTGGCGTACCTGAGAGCGCTGAAGGGCCGGTTTCAGAAACTGTGCCGGCTGCGCTTTCTGAACCCGGACGGGAGCACGGCGTTCTTCGTGGACAATAACCCGCGAAATAAGCACAGCGGCGCCTTTGTGGCCGACGGGGCGCTGACGGTAAATTTGCAGAACGGGGTAAGGCGAACGGCCAGCGTGACGCTGGGGAACGTGGACGGCGCGTTCGACTACAACGTAAACCACCTGTGGTTCGGGCAGGAGATCGCGCTGGACGAGGGGCTGGTGCTGCCAAACGGCGAGGACTACTACATACAGCAGGGCGTTTTCCTGATACAGAGTCCGCAGGAAACGGTGGAGCCGGGACGGCGGCTGATGCAGTACGAGCTGGTGGACAAGTGGGCCAATCTGGACGGGACGCTGTGGGGCAAGCTGGAGGGCACCTATAAGGGAAAACTGAACGTGAACATCTTTCAGCAGATCAACGCCCTGCTGCAGGACGACAAGGGAAACGGGCGGAAGGTAGACCCCATCCCCCCGGTGTACACGGAGTATTACAACGGCAAGAAGCAGAAGCTGACGGACGGCACGGAAGTAAACCTGGTGGACGCGCCGTACACGTTGGAGGTGGATCCGGGAAGCGGCACATACGCGGAGGTGATACTGGGCTTTGCGGAGATGCTGAACGCATGGATCGGCTACGACGCCACGGGGCGGCTGCGGATAGACCCCAGCCAGGACGACCTGCTGGACAGTGAAAAGCCCGTCAGCTACGCCTTTTCGATGGGGGAGGCGACGCTGCTGGGCATGACATACACGGCGCAAAACACCGAGGTGTACAACGACTACATCGTGCTGGGGGCGGCGCTGGACGACAACAGCCAGCCGGGGGCGAGAGCCACCAACAACGACCCCATGAGCGACACCAACGTACAGCTGATAGGCCGCAAGACGGTGTGGACGGAGGAGAGCGGCTACGCAACGGAGACCATGTGCCGGGACAGGGCAGAGTGGGAGCTGAAGCGGTCCACGGTGCTGCAGAAAAGCGTAGACATCAGCTGCGGCCAGATCTTTCACGTAGTCGAAAATACAATTATTACGGTAGCGAGAAGTGATAAGGCGGGAAATCCGGTAGAAAGGCACCTCGTTACCGGGTTTACTCGGCCCCTCATCGGAAGCGGTGAAATGACAATTAGCGCGACTTCGATTTATGACTTCCCGAACGCGACGGTGACGGTGTGGCCCCTAAAGACGGAGAGCCAAGGTACTGAGCAAGGATAGCGTTGACAGCATCGGACATACGAACGATGTCCCCATCGTAAAGCCCGGAGAGTTTTTCGGCAATCGGGTCATCAAGCCAGAAGTAAACACGTCTGCGCCCCTTCGCAGTTTCTTCGCTGCGGAGGCAGTAACTCTCTGATACAGGCGTGGATAGTGCTTTTTCGGCAGACCACTTTCGGGTGTAAATGCGCGTTCTGATCGTGGTGGCAGAAATGCCTGTGATTTCAGACCACTCGCGTATTGAGCGAGATTCACCATTGTATACAAGGCGAATCGAATCACGCTTGTTGTTGAACTGCGTAGGCAGGTCCGCCCAGCGGCAATTCTCCGGGCAATAGTTGCCGTTGACATCAATGCGGTCGATGGTCAGGTCATCTTGATACCCATTGGCAAGTGCCCAGTCCCGGAACGCTTCATAACTCTTGTCCCATTCAGGACACACCGTGATTCCTCTGCCGCCGTAAGAAGCATAAACGTCGGATTTGGGGTTCTTACAGCGCTGTTTCATGGCGCGCCAGATCGAGTATAAGCGTGAGTTGCAATCGCCATGAAGAATCACATGGGACTCTGGCTGTAAACATCCACAACTGCGTGTGTGCCCATTACGGAGTGATACACCGCGGACATCGGTTGTTTTACCGCAATCGCACTGACAGCGCCACATCGTTTCTCGGTCTCGCCCTGAGCCAAAATCGGGAGCGCGATTTAACACGGTCAGTTTACCAAATCTTTTGCCGGTAAGGTCGATAAATTTTCCCATAATTAGCCCTCCAATCAGATGGTTGTTTCACATTAAGTGTAGCACAAAAACAATCGTATGTAAAGACGCGAGGTAAACGAATGAAAATCAAAATTTCGACAAGAAGTCCAACAATTCGGCAAACGGAGACAAAGACATAAACGGAAGGAGGGAAGGACGATATGGCACTTTTCATGCCGACAAATATCACGCCCTCCACGCTGGGAGCGCTGGGCAACGGGACGGTGGACGCAAGCCAAAACATGACCGTGACCTGGCAGGTGGACGGACAGAACGCCATGACGGCGTTTGAGATAAAAATTCTGGCCAACACGGCGGAGAGCGCACAGCTGTACGACTCGGGAAAACGGACGGATAACTGCCCCTTTTACGGGCGAAACGCCAAGGGCGATGTGGTGTTTTTCAGCTACACGATCACGGCGGCGGCGCTGGCTGCGGCGGGAATCACCAACGGGAACAGCTACAAGCTGCTCATCACCCAGTGGTGGACAGACGCGGACAGCGTGACGCAGCAGAGCGCATCGGTATTCGTGTGCCGGAGCGCACCGGTGCTGACCATCAACGACTTTACGAAGCCGGTGGCGGCAAAGGAGATGACGTGGACGGCCAGCTATTCGCAGGCGCAGGGCGACCCCATTATTTGGGCGCGGTGGCAGATTGCACCGGCAATGGACACGGAGGACGTGCTGTACGACACGGGCAACGTGGCGACGGCACAGCTGGCGTTTTACTACGACGGCTTATTCACCGGGCAGGAATACGCCGTGCGGTGCCGGGTGGAGACCAGCAACGGCGTGGTGGCAGACACGGGCTGGGTACAGTTCGCGGTGCAATACAGCGCCAGCAATTATACCGGCGCGGTGGTGACGTGCGTAAAGCGGAAGCAAAGCGGCGTGCTTGTGTCGTGGCCGGGCGCCTACGACATACCGGGCACGGCGGATGGCGAATACACCATCCGAAACGGGGAGCTGAACCTTCCTGCCGGATCCACGGTGACATGGGACACGGTGACGGGCGAAGCGATGGCGCTGACGACGCCCATAAGCATCGTATGGAAGGGAACGGTCAAGGCGCTGCCGGCGACGCTATTCAACCTGACCGGCGCGGACGGAAAGTCGCTGACGGTGACGGTGAGCACAACGGCGGTGCGGGCTATGCAGGGCGGCGCGGAGATAGGCAGGGTGAACGCTGCCTTTGCCCCGGAGGACGAGCTGACGGTGGCGCTGACGGGCGGAAAACTGTATGTGCGGCGGCGGTATGAGCGGGGACTATTCCCGGCGGAGAGTCTGAAACCGTCGGTGCGGTTATTCCCCCGGGCCAGCCAATTCTCGGTGCTGAAATACATGGCGGACGCGGTGATGGCGGATATGACCGTGGTGAACGTGAAGCTGGTTGGCGCACAGGTGTGCGACTACCTGTGGATAGAGGAGGGCGAGTTGACGGACACGGTGGTGGCGGCACTGATGAGCGCAGCGGGGTACACACCGGAGTTCGGCGGCAGGACGCTGCTGCTGGCGGACTTCGCCACAGACCTGCGGGGCGGCAACATCGTGGCGGAGGAGCCGCTGACGGGCTGGGCCGTATACCGCAGAGAGGAGGGCGCAGCGTCGCTGGTGCACGTGGCGGACGTAGGGTACGCGGAGCGCAGCGTGATCGACTGCGCGGCGGCCTCGCAGGGAACGTACACCTACTACGTATTCGGCGTGGGGGAGAGATCCTTTGTGACCACGGCGCTGCCCAGCCAGCCGGTGACGGTGCGCTTGTGGGACTGGACGATACTATCCTGCGCGGAGGACGGCGACAACGTATACCGGGTGGAGGAGCTATTCCGGTTCAGCCTGAACGTGGAGAGCGGGACGGTGAGCAACAACAACCGACCGACGCTGCTGGGAAACTTCACCCGATACCCCACGGTGCAGATGGTGCCGCAGCTGTACCAAAGCGGCGAGCTGAGCGGCTATATCGGCGAGGTGGGCGCCAATGCGGAGTACAGCGACACGCTGGCGAAGCGGGACGCGCTGTTTGCTCTGGCGCTGACGCAGAACACCTTATTCCTGAAAAACCGAAAGGGCGAGGTGCTGCGGGTATTCGTCAACGCGGAGATCACCTGCGAGACGCAGGACAACACGCGGCAGCAGGCGCTGATCTGCGCGGTGCCGTGGGCTGAGACCGGAAGCGCGGAGGGCGCACAGATACTGATACGGCAGGGCGACGCCCTGTGGACCGTAGCAAAAAATTGACGGACGAAAGGAGCGAGGGACGATATGGCAGGTTACACGAACCCCGGATGGAACAACGGTGCGCCGCCTGCACTGAACGCGGAGAACCTGAACGCGCTGTGCAACGAGGTGGAGGAACTGAGCGGCGCTGTGCCGAAAAAGCAGGACATAACGGACAAACTGACGCTGACGCTGGCGGCGGCAAGCTGGACAGGAAGCGCAAGCCCCTACACCCAGGGTGTGACCATCACAGGCGGAACGGCCACCAGTCAGGCGGACATTCAGGCAGACGCAACGGCGATACAGCAGATGCTGGACGACGGCACCAACGCTATCTATATCGCCAACAACAACGGGACATTCACCGCCTACGCTGTTGGCGAAAAGCCCACCGCTGACCTGAGTATTCAGGTGACGGTGTACGACGTGAAGGAGGTAAGTTAACGATGGTAATTATCGGTAGGTCGCAAATCGCGGGGGGGGGTACTGCTAAACGGTTAGAGTTTGAGTACACCGGAACGTACAATGAGCGGCTGGATGACGGCGTTGTAGAGCTGCTGACAAGTGGTGTGCTGAAAGTCACGAAGGACACGTACATTGACGCCTTTTTGGTAGGAGGCGGAGGTGCTGGAAATGGAAGCAGCAACGGATTTAATTCGACGTGGGCTGGAGGCGGAGGTGGAGCTGGCGGCTTTACAAAGACCATCACAAAAGCGCTGCTTCAAGCAAATGTCGAGTATTCCGTTGTAATTGGCGCAGGTGGGATTGCTCTGGCTGGCAAAGCAGCCTATGGAAAAGTAGGCCCTGCTGGAGGTAATACAGTTGCTTTTGGCTATACGGCAGAGGGCGGAAAATCTGCGTCTGTTCCAATAAACGGCGGCAACGGAGGCTCTGGCGGAGGCGTAGGCGGTTCAAAAAGTACGAATTTGGGTGTGAACCCTGGCGACGGAGCCAGTGACGGAAATGACGCGCTTACCATCAATTCAAAGGTCGGTGGAACTGGGCAGGGCACCACGACCCGTGAGTTTGGCGAAATCACCGGGAAACTTTATGCCGGTGGCGGAGCTGGCGGTGCGAGTTCGGCAACTACAACCTATGCGTCCGGTGGCGAAGGTGGTGGAGCAAAGCAGCAGACTTCTGCCCAGGACAATACCGGGGGAGGCGGAGGCGGAAGCGGGTCAGCGCAAGTCGTGTCGGGGGATTACGTGTCTTACCCCGGCTCTGGTGGCTCGGGCATCATCTGTATGCGCGTACACAAAGAATAAACACGGCCTCCGTTTCGGAGGTCGGGAACGGAGGTTTATATGGCAAGTATATGTGGTTCTCCTGTTTGTGCCGGTGGTAAGCCGAAGCTGAAATTTACCTACACAGGGGACTACGTGGTGAGAGATGACGGTGTGGTGGAACTGCACAGCAGCGGAACGCTGGTGTTTATCGATCCTGCGGTGATTGACGTGTTTATGGTTGGTGGCGGTGGTTGTGGTGGGGCCTGCGAAGCGACAAGCGGTTCTTCCTATTACTCGGCTAATGGTGGAGGCGGCGGCGGTTACACGCGAACTGTCAAGCGAGTTGCTTGTCAGGGAAGTTATCAGATAACCATCGGTGACGGCTCTACTGCTCCAAACGTGGACGGCGGTTCTTCTAGCTGGGGAACAGACCTGACCGTGTCTGGAGGTAAAAGTGCAAGAAAAACTAGTGCTGCACCTACAAGTAGTGCCAGCCCTGGTTGGGCTGGTGGTAGTGGTGGCGGCGGTGGTGTCATTTCCAATAGTGATTACGGAACCGGCGGCTCTGACGGCTCTGATGGCGAAAAAGGGTTTTACGGAACTTCTGTAGGTGGCGGTGCTGGACAGGGGTTTACCACCAGAGAATTTGGAGAAGCGACTGGTAAATTGTACTCTGGTGGTGGCGGTGGTGGCCGCGCTATGATGAGTACAACTCCTATTGTAAGTGCTGGTGGTAGCGGCGGTGGCGGCGCTGGCGGTTTCAGGTGGGATACTAATGTTACCCAAGTTGCTGGTGCGGGCGGCGCTAATACTGGTGGCGGAGGCGGAGGCGCTGTTGGGTCTTACTGGTTCGGTATGCAAGGGGGTTCCGGTGGTTCCGGTATCGTGTGTTTCCGTGACGCGCAGGAGTTGCCGGAGTTGGCTGGGACGTGGGTGCTGAATGAGAGGTTGTATAAGTCGGAAAATACTATCATAGAAAACATAAATTACACCCTCGGCGATACAGCGTGTAACGGCTTTCAAATTAACAACGATTATGTTATGACCCGTGTGACTGGGCAATCTGGGTATTCCTATATTTACAGATTTGATCAAAATAGGTGGGTTATTGGCAATCGTAGTATAACAATCACTTCCGCAACCGCTTCCGACGAGTTCCGCGCATGGCTGGCGAGTAACGCGACAAAGCAGTAAGGAGGTGCTGGCATGGCTATTACAGGAAAACCCATCGCAATGGGCATCAGCGGGGGTACGGTGTACTTCCCGGTCAGCTACACGGCACGGCACAGCATGAGGGATGACGGAAGCGTGGTGCTGCTGGAAAGCGGACAGGCGACCTTTGAGAAACCCACGGCGGCAACAGTGACCACAGCAGACGGCAAGAGTGCCACGGCGGTGCTGGATGGCACCTACGACGTGGAGATAGGCAGTGAGGGCGGCGCGACCTCTTTCGGCGACATCGTAAGCGGAGAGGGGCCTGTAACGCTGACAAAAGGAGCGTGAGATATGAGATACGCATTGGTTGAAAACGGCACAGTGACCAACATCATCGAAATGGACAAGCGGAACGAGCAGTTCTTCCCCTCCGCCGTGTACACCGGTGACAGGCCGGTGGGCATGGGGGACACGTACACGGAGGGCAAGTTCTACCGTGACGGCAAAGAGGTGCTGACGGCACTGGAGGAGGCCAACAACGAGATAGACAGCCTGACGCAGCAGCTGGGCGAGGCTGTGGAAACCATCTATCAGGCGGATATGAACACTATCGGGTAAGAAAGGAGAACGACTATGTACAACATTATGACGAAGCTTATCAACAAGCGGTTCTACAAGACCCGTGAGGAGGCACAGCAGAAGTGCGACGTGTTTTTCGCCGTGGGGCGCATCACGGACGAGCAGTACACGGAGCTGTGTGCGCTGATCGAAAGCGTGTACGCAGAATAAGGGGCGGGGAGAATTACTCCCCCCGCTGGATGTAGGCTTCCTCGGCATCGAGCTGTGCCTGTTTGAGCGCGGCGACGGCCTTTTCAAGCTGGGCAATGGCGTCGGTGACGGCGTTGAACAGGGTGAAATACTCGGGCATGGGAACACCTCCTTTCTGCAAGCAGGATAGCACAGGTGGCGTGTCAGAAACGGTCGAAGGGTGTCGAGGGGCAAAAATAATTTGAGAGGAGAACGCGGCGAATGGAACCGTGGGTACAGGGAGTGCTTTTGCCCATCGTGTTGGCTATGCTGGCGAGTAACGGGCTGTGGGCGCTGATAGGGAAGCGGCGGGAAAAGAACAATGTGGAACGAAAGATGCTGGTAGGTCTGGCGCATGACCGCATCATCCATCTGGGCATGGTGTACGTGACGAGAGGGTACATCACGCAAGACGAGTACGAAAACCTCAATGACTATCTGTACCAGCCGTATGAAAAGATGGGCGGCAACGGCAGCGCAAAACGGGTCATGGAGGAAGTAAGGAAGCTGCCCATCAAGCGAGAGGCGTAAAGCCGGAAAGGAAGAACAGTATGGATTTTGCATCTTTGGGCATTGCGAGTGTGGCGGCGATCACCGTCGTGTGCTACCTCATCGGCATGGCTGTTAAGGCCAGCGGGCTGAACGACAAGTGGATCCCGGTCATCATGGGCGTGTGCGGCCTTGTGCTGGGCGTGGTGGGTATGTTTATCATCCCCGACTATCCCGCGCAGGACTACATCACCAGCGCGGCTGTGGGTATCGTCAGCGGTCTGGCTGCGACCGGCGTTAATCAGATCACGAAGCAGCTGAAGGACAAGGTGGAGGAGGCCGTATGAACGGCGCCAGTAAGGTCATCAAGATAGCCCGGGAGGAGCTGGGCTATCTTGAGAAGGCTTCCAACGACACGCCGGAGACACACTATCTCGACAGCAAGACCGCCAACGCCGGGGACAAGAACTTCACGAAGTACGCACGGGACATTGACGCCATCCCCCATTTCTATAACGGGAAAAAGCAGGGATACCCGTGGTGCACCACGTTCGTGGCGTGGGTGAACGTGCAGGCGTTCGGTGTAGCAGAGGCGAAGCGGCTGCAGAACCTGCCGGACGACAGTCTGGGCGCGGGCGTGTACTACCTGAAGCGGTACTTCAAGGCAGCGGGACAGCTGGGCAGCACCCCCAAGGTGGGGGCACAGGTATTCTTTGGCGACGACCACACGGGCATTGTGACGGAGATCGTGGGCAAGGGCTTCCGCACTATCGAGGGCAACACCAGCCCGCAGAGCGGCGTGGTGATCAACGGCGGCGGCGTGTACGAGAAGGAGTACGCCAGCGTGAAGTCCTCGTACACCTTCGGCTACCCGGATTATCAGGAAAGCGACGAGGACGCGCCTGCGGAGAAGCCGAAGATCTATCTGTCCCCGGCGTACCACATGGCCAACCAGTGCTGCTATAAGCGTCCCGATGGCCAGCAATGTTTTGAAACTCTCGAGAACAACGAGTTTCTGGACATTTTGCAGCCCATGCTGGAGCGGTGCGGCTTTGACATCATGCGCGGTCCACGCCGGACGCCAATGAGCGACGAGTACGGCCCGGACTATATGTACCGCGCCATCAAGGAGAGCAACAAGTGGGGCGCAAAGGTGCACTATGTGTCCCACACCAACGGCAGCACCAACGGTCCCACCGGGTACGGCACGGTAAAGGGATTTTTGTCCATGTACCACCCCAGCAGCGCCAACGGGAAGAAGCTGGCGGAGCTGATGGTGAAGTACCGCAAAGCCATCTACCCCCACGGCTGCCGGACGGCGACGCGGAGCGACCTGCACGAGCTGGACGACACAAACGCCTACGCCGTGTACCAGGAGCACGTGTACCACGACAACCCGGAGGACGCGGCGTGGTTCCATGAGCACATGGAGGATTGCGCTGTGGCGGACTGCAAGGCGCTGTGCGAGTTCTGCGGGCTGGAATATGTGGAGCCGGAGAAGCCGCAGGAACCGGAACAGCCGGAGACACCGGAACAGCCGACCGTGACCGAAACGTACACCGTGAAGGTGACGCGGAGCGCGGACGGGAAAAGCGGCACGTGGGAGATCGTGAAGTGACCTCGGAGCGCATAAGGCGATAGGGCAAAACGACCGGAGAAATAAAAATAAGCCCCCTGCGGCGCACAGAGCGTCACAGGGGGCTTTCTACTTTAACAGGAGGGTAGTTTGACAGGTAAAAAAGAAACGCCGCAGAGGGCGTTTACGGGCGAAACAGAAAGATGCCTCCCGCCGGGAGTGAAGGGGGGGATAACACTCGGCGGCGGGAGGGCTTGAAAAGTGGGAGACGCAACCTGTGTGTAAAGGGAGGGCTGCATCATATTTACTGTAGCACAAACGGGCGGGCGCGTCAATGGCAGGCGACAAATCTTTACGCATTTTGCACCCTCCCGGCCAAAATGTTGGCGTTGATGTCCGCCTGACGCTCACGGGCTTCGAGAACGAGGGCGGCGGAGCGCTTGCCGGTGCGGGAAAGCAGACGGCCTGAATAGCGCTGGGTAACGTTGGGGTTGGTGTGACCCAGCTTGGACTGAAGCTCCTCCTGCTTCATACCGGCGTTGAGGTCGATGCGGGCGCCTACATGGCGCAGGTCGTGGCTGCGGATGTCGGGAACGCCGGTGACTGCCCTGACGTGGGATTCCACAAGAGTGGAGAGCCACTGGCGGGAGCCGCGCTGCCACTCGCGGCTCTCATCGCCGGTGCGGGGACCGAAGGAACCCTTTGGCGCGGTGTTGCCGAACAGGGGCGCTGTGTCGGGAAGGTCCTTCGGCCGGATGCCGCTGGCCAGATAGATACGGACGGCGGACTGGGCGATGTCGGGAAACTCGATGCGGCGGAATTTGCTGCCCTTGCCGCTCTCGACGGAGAGCTCGCCGTCCTCCCAGTGTAGATCCGCCGGGGTGAGGTCCAGAAGCTCGGCGTTGCGGAGCTCGGTGGTCAGAAGCATGATGACGATGGCGTAATTTCGGGGCCATGTTTTCGCCTTGGCGGTGGCAGGCTTGTCGTTGCGCCAAAGCTTCATCACCTGCTGGTCGGTGAGAAGCACATCATAGGGACGGCGGGCGGTCTTGCGGGTGTCGGGCGTCAGGCGGCGGGAGACAGGGTTGTTGGCGTACCAGCCGCCGCACTCGGGGTCGCTGGCGTAGTCGAAAAAGGTGCGGAGCCGGTTGACGTAGAGGGCGACGGTGTAGGTGCTGCAGCCGCTGTCGATCAGATTGTCGCGCCACAAAAGGATGGTGGCGTAGGATGGGTCGGCGTAATTCTCTTTGGACTCGATGAAGAAGTTGACGAAGTTCTCCAGCGTGGCGGTGTACGCCTCGACGGTACGGGGGGAAGCGCCGGTGGCGGCGCAGTTTTTGATGTAGGAATCTGTTGCGGCACAAAGCTTGCGCTCGGCGGCAGAGCTGCGGGGCACAGGTCATTCCTCCTTCCTGTGGGGTTCGCGGGGCTCCAAAATCTCCACGGTGTCGGGGAGCAGGAGGCGGGCGGCGGACTCGCTTTCGGCGGTGATGAGCATGGTCATAACCTCGCCGTCCCGCTTGCGGCGGACGGTGAAGGGGTATTCGCGCTTTATCACGTTGGTGACGAGCATGGGGTCATTCCTCCTTCTGCATACCGTCCACGCCAAAGGTGAAACGGACGATATTGTGGATCACATCGCTGTCGGCGACAATGAACGTGTCGCAGAATGTGAACAGGGAAGCGATGGCAGTCTTGGTTCTGTCCAGACCGATGAACGGCGTAGGGAGCACGACGGAGACTGTGGCGGTTTCGCTTTCGGGTTTGGGATCGTTGCAGTCTACGGCGAAGTCGGGGCGCAGGGTGAGGGCCGCTTCCTTGAGGGAGATGTACTGCTTGAGTTTTTCAGGTCTGATAGACATGGTGGTGTCCTCCTTACAAAATTTTGTCATAGTATAGTCTACCGGCAAATGCGGATTTTGTGCAAGGGATTTGAAAAAATTTTCAAAATTTAGCCGCGACGGAGAGTGGGGACGATATCGGCGATGATGCCGGCGGCCTCGGATGCCTCGGCGGTGGTGTTGTACCAGTCGAAGGAGAAGCGGATGGTCTCCAGTGCCTGCTGCTCGGTAAGGCCGCTGGCCATGAGGTTGGCGGAGGCGGCGTTGTCGCCGGAGGAACAGGCGGAGCCGGTAGACACCATGACGCCGTTTACGCTGAGGGCGGCGGCGAGGGCAGCGCCGTAGACACCGGGGAAACGGATGGAGAGGATGTGGGGAGCGCAATCCTTGCTGCTTTTGCCGCTGGGCAGATTGATGTCGAAATCCACACGGTGGCAACCAAGGGAAATGATAAGTTCCTGAGCGACGGCGCGGATAGTTTTCTCATTTTCTGCCATGTGGAGGGAGCGCCAGGTGAGGGCGGCGGCCATAGAGCTGACAAGGGGGACGGAGACCGTGCCGCCGCGCATACCGCGCTCCTGTGCGCCGCCGAAGATCATGGGGGCGATGGGACAGCCGCGGCGGACGATGAGTGCACCGATGCCCTTGAGGGAGCCGAACTTGTGGCCGCCGAAAGCCATGTAGTCCGCACCCAGCGCCTTGAAGTCCACGGGGATGTGGCCTACGGCGGCGGTGGCGTCAAGGGCGATGCGGTGGGGGCGGTTCTTGCGGCAGAAAGCGTCCACATCGCTTATCTGGCCGGTCTCGTTGTTGACGAGGGAGAGAATTGCGGAGGGCTTGCCGTGGGTAGCGATGGGCACGAGGTATGACCGGGCAGCCTCGCTAACGGCGTGGTGAACGGTGTCGTTGTAGTTGATGGCGTCGGTCTCCAGCCGGAGGCATCTGACCATCCAGTTGCAAGCTTCGGTGGCACCGGAGGTGAAATACACCTCGTCCGGTTCGCAGTTCAGTTTGTCGGCGATGATGGCACGGCAAGATTCCAGCTCGGCCTTAGCCTCGCGCCCAACGGCGTGGGCGCTGGAAGGGTTGCCGAAGATGGCGCACTGTGTGGCGGCACCAAATGCGCCGGGAACGGGCGGTGTGGTGGCGGCGTTGTCGAAGTAGATCATGTCAGTTTTCTCCTTTTCGTAAGAAGTTTCGCAAAGTGGTTCTTATGTTATTTGTTGTGTTTCTGCAAAGCGTGTTATGATTTTCACTGGCCGAGTTTGCATATTTGCCGATATTCAAAACGCAACGGAAATATAGTTTACAAAACAAGCCGGAGGGCGGTGTGCCGTCCGGCTCGTAATGTGGGATATTTTGTATGGCTGCGGATGGCGCGTCAGCTGTTGACGGCATCCTTGAGCTGTTTTGCGGGCTTGAAGATGGCCACGCGCTTAGCGGGGACGGTGATGGCCTCGCCGGTAGCGGGGTTCTTGCCGGGGTGCGCGTCGCGGACCTTGCTGGTGAAGATGCCGAAGCCGGAGATATTCACACTGTCGCCGGAGCGCATGACGCCGGTAAGGGTGTTGGCAGCGGCGGCGATCACGCGCTCGACGTCGGACTTCTTCATGTCGGTCGCTGCTGCCAGAGTGGAAATAAACTCGCTCTTGGTCATGGAATGTGCCTCCTTTCTGTTGTAGATTTTAGACTGAAAAGTTTTATCGCCTTGCGGCTGGTGGGGGATCGGGGACTTGAACCCGGAACCGGGCCGTTATGAGCGGCCTGCTCTGCCGATTGAGCTAACCCCCCAGGGGGTTGGGCGGCGGGTTGCCCAGACCGCGCTGCCCGGAAGGAGAAATCGCTTGGCCTGCCTGTATTCCAACAGGAGCCGGGGAAAATGAACAAAACCCGGTGCTGCTTCTTACAGCCGCAGCATTTATAAAGGAGGTCCTATCTGGACCGCGGACGCCTGTCGCGTCCGATGGAGCAGGAGGCGGGAGTCGAACCCGCATGGCTTGCCGGCGCACGGAAAAGATGACATGAACATTGGAGGTGTTGATGTGTCCGAACAACAGCAGCAGAAAGGAGATTTCTGTGTGTGCCGTGCAAGCGCCCCAATGGCGCTCCTGCGTAGAGAGTGGGGAGGACGGGCTGGGGGGATGCCCGCCTCCCCGATGAGGTGGGGCGTTCCTTCGTTCGCTGTCACGCCCAAATCGTGCTACCGGCTGGTTCGACCCGGCGACACCGCTGCCAGATGCGGAGGTTTCATTCCTGACGGGGGAAGTCATCCATCAGGCGGGCATGGAGCAGCGTAGCGGATTTGAACCGCCACTCCCAGTTTGGAAGGCTGGTGTGCTGACCGTTGAACACTAACGCTGCGAATTTTGCGGAGACACAGTTGGCGGGGTGCCGGTGCGGATGGCTACTGACCTACACGGCGGCCTTGTCCAAAGACAGCCGCCACCACGCCGCTTCCACATCTCCAGGTTTCGCCTCGGATTTTCGCCGCACACGCCGGCACCCGAACCAACCACGGAACTTTTCAGCCCTGCGCCGGTACGTCGGTCGCATCCGTTCATCTTTACAAAGCCGGTGCCAGCCAATACATAAATTACTTCGTCCTGCCGCTTTCGTACAGCGCACAGGAAAGACCACTTCCGCAGGCTTACGCTCCGTGCGGCTGCGAGGCAAGAGGTCACGCCTATGGTGCAGACGGTTGGGCTCGAACCAACGGCATCCACTCTACGTGGCGCTCTAACCGACTGAGCTACGTCTGCATTGAGGGGGGTGCTCGTCTTTCCGAGCTGCCAGCCAATCATGTGATGGCGCACAGGCGCTTCTACGTCAGCAGAGTTTTAAGCGTTCCCGAACACACCTGCTCGAAGGAGAACTTAAAGGCCTCGCTTTTGGGCACGTCTCCATGTGTCCGCAATTACAACATCGAGGCTTGAGGGGCTTACTTCAGGACTTCGCATCACCCATACGGCTGTCCCGCTAAACGCTCGTCACTCGCGGTGTCCACGTAGAATTGGAGGTATCGGTGGGGATCGGACCCACGACCTGCTCATTACGAATGAGCTGCTCTGCCAGCTGAGCTACGACACCGGATCCCCACCTTGTTTACGTCCTGGTGGGCGAGCTGACGTGCGACAGAGGGGCTTGCGCCCCCGTGATCGCGTTCCTGCCAGAATTGCGCTGGGAACACCGGAAGAATGGATGTAAGACCGGTGCAGCCTTTCTTACGGAAGGGCTTATATAATTCGGGGGGTACACCGAAGCCGTCGGGGAAGGGGTCTCCCCTTCGGCAATTTTAAGTATGCGCCCCGTGTCAAGGGAACTTCTGAAAGTTTTTGAAAAAATTTTCAGGTGTTGTAACACTCGCGGAAGCTGCCGTATTTCATGCGGAACTCTACCACATAATAGCGGCGCAGAGGGTGGATGTAGATCACTTTGCCGGTGGCCTTTTTCTCGGTGTCGGCGATACAGCGGGTGACGGTATCTTCCAGTTGGATGTTGGAGGGGATCATGGGGAAGCCTCCTTTCTTGTGTTTCTATGATGGAGTATAGGCACCGTGTCAAGGGAAGCAGGCAAAAAAATATTCCGGTCGGTTGACCGGAAGGGAAAAGAACCCCGCACGGCTGATGCCGCGCGGGGGATGCTCATTTTGTCCATCTGTGTCCGCAGTTGGAGCAGACATACATAACGTCATTAGAACCGAGACCTCCAGCCACCAGACCGGCGCCACCGGCAAGGATCCCACCAAAGACTGCACCGCCGAGGCTGAAACCTTTTTTGACAAACTGGATATTGGTGCCGCCGCACTTGGGACAGCGGAGACGTGCCGCCTCCGTTTTTTCCACAATGTCCGGGTCGAAAAGTCGCTTTTGTTTGGCATCCGGGTCGATAGCGGCGCTGTCCGGGTCTTTCGGCGTGAAGAACCCAACGTTTTTTGCTATTTTTGTTCCGGGTGATACCGTGCGCTGACATTTTGTGCAGGTAATCGGACGTTTTGCGGTAATAATGAGATCGTTTGCAACGGAAACGTTTTTGATGTCTGTGGAGAAATTTTGACCGCACATTGTACAGGCGAAATCCACCATACCCGGCCAGACCTTTTTGAAAACAAAAAGTTCGTCCGGATTTTCTGCGGCGCGTTTCTTGAGGAATGCTTCCTGTGCTTCCTGTTTTTCCTGCTCCACCTCGCGAAGCGTGTAATTAGATTGTTCGACGGCGGTGTGAATGTGGAGTTTCTGATAATTCAGAACGACGGCGGCAGCCTCCTGTTCTGTGAGCTTGTCTTTGAGAATAGAACCGGGAGTACTGAGCATTTTTTCTGCGTCGCCGGTGGAAACTCCAGCGATTTCCATTGTTAGGCGGAGGGCCGTGAAGCGCTCCCATGCCTGGACTGTGGATGTCGAGATGGGCTGCGATTTGACACAGAAAGCATATTTTTCTTGCGGAGTGTTGGCGGCGATCGGATAGCCACAATGTGGACAGACGTCTGCCTTGTCGCTGACTTGGCCGTTACATTCCGGGCAGGTAATCAATGCCATGATTTTGTTCCCCTTTCGATTTTAATGTATCATTATTCCCCGTCGAAAACGGAGAAAATGGTCTGCATGATTTTGTGGATCTCCGGGTCGTCGTAGCGGTCCGGGGTGATGACGAGATCGAGAAGGCCAAGTCCGTCCAGGTCGGCGATGTCGTAGGTCTCCTGTTCACTGTGCTGCGTCACCAGCTCCGCAAGGCGGCGGGGGAAGCCCTGGCGCTCCGCCTCGTCGATAAACTGTGCAGCGGTCATCTGCCGCTCTGGGTCGGAAAGCGCCTCTATGTCCTGCTCGTCCATGACGATGCCGGGCAGCTCGGGCGCTGCCCCGGAAAGGCGTAGGGCGAGGTCCAGCGCCTGTACGTCGTGGGGCGTGTATGCCTGCTTCTCCGGTGATGCGGCAAAGGCACGGTCCAGGGCGGCGTTGGTGTCCTCGAAACTGTAGGGCAGGATGCTGTGGGCGGCAAAAATAAATTCCTCTCGTGTCATGGGTGGTGGCGGCCTCCTTGCTGTTCTTACCGTCAGAATAGCACATTCAAGCGGCGATAGCAAGGGCGTTTTGTGGAAATTACGACAAAACAGGAGCGCTTTTGACGCTCCTGTTCGTTGTTTTATGTCTGCTGTTCTGGGTCGAGGTCAAAGCCGTCATAGGGGGAGTTGAGGAAGTCGGTGCAGCATTTGACGCAATCCTCGTCGAGGCAGAGGTCGGGGTCGGCGGAGTAGGGACACATGATCCACTCCGCCAACTGCTCGGCGGTCATCTCGCGGAAGTGTTCAAGGTTTGTTTTGGGGTGCTGTTCCAGCTGGAAGCCCTGCTGGGATTTGGCATAGGCAGCTGCACAATCGCCGTAGGCGGGGCACTGCGGGGCGGCGCAGGGCAGCACGGCCTCCATGCCGGTCATTTTGCAGATGTGGCTCATACGTTGTGTTCCTCCTGTTCCAGCCGTGCTTTCAGTGCGGCGTTTTCAGTGCGTAGGGAATCTATGCAGACGGTCTTGCGGTCGATCTTGCGGGCGAGGCCGTCAAAGGCTTGTGCAAATGCACAAGGGGTCTCGCCGTAGCAGTTGTCGCGGCAGGTCTTTTTGTAGGGGCAGAATTTGTTTTTCATTCCTGTTCCTCCTGTTCGTCGGTGCTGTTGGCGATGTGCCTGCGGATGGGCATGATGAGTGCGTCACCGTCCGGGCTGTGGAAATAGACGATGGACAGCTCACCGGGGCGGCAGGCGGCGGTGCAGCCGGGAAGCGCCTCCAGAATGTTCAGCAGATAAAGGGCGTTGACCATTGGCAGACCGTCGCCCCAGCTGAAGCAGGTGGAGAGCGTGTCCCCTGCGGGGTGGGACTCGGCCTTGTATTTTGCCCGGTCGCTGGCGATCTTTGCGCGTACCTCGGCGGCAGTTGGTAGGTTGAGGGTGACGGTGGCGCCGTCGCTGTTCAGCAGCTCCGGTATGGTATCGTAGACGTGAGGGTCGTTGGGCGGCGGCGCCCATTGCAGCGCGGTGGAGGGCGTGTTCAGGCGCAGGAGGGTGAAGCCGTCCGTGATGCACTGGCGGCCCTGTTCGTCCAGAAACGCGCCGGCGAAATGGGAACGGATCCAGCCCTGCTTGGAAACGGAAGAGTTGTACAGGCGCCGCAAGGCGGTGGCACTGGTGCGGCGCTTGTCGTCCCGCTTGTATTGCTGGGCCATGTCGGTACGGATGGCGCGGACCAGGAGCGCCAGCTGGTGGCCGGCGTTGATCTCGCCGTGGGTGTTCGGGTCGATGGCGGGTTCCAGGGCGCAGAAAAAGCGGCGTTCCTGTTCCGGGAGGGAATAGGCGATGGCGTAGAGGTTTTCCAAAAGCTTTTCGGGGGTCATGGTGTGGTGCTCCTTTCGTGTGGTGTTCGCTCACATTCCGGGCAGCGCCATGAGGGCGCTGCCGGAGGTGATGAGCATGGAGGGGTCGGCGATGGTCTTTTCGTAAGACTCGGCACCCTGGAAGTCGTCAATGACGGCCTGTTCTTCGGCGGTCATGTCGGCGTAGTGCTTTTTGCCATAGGTGGGCGGCAGCCAGTTCTTTTTCTGACCGGCAAAGATGTTCAAACGGTCGATGATGCGGGACGCCTCCGGCTTAAACTTGATGTGGCAGGTGCCCTTTTTGTAGAAGGTGCAGGTGAAATAGGTGAAATCCGCCTTGTTGGTGTAGGCTTCGTTGGCGATGCGGACGGCGTGGTCTATGGGCGTGTGGAACGAGGTTTCGCCTCTGTCCAGATAGTTCATTGCCCGCTCCAAGTCGGATATGAGGCAGTTTACCCGCCAATTGTCCAGACCGCCCCCATAGGTGGCGTGGACGCCGTTGGAGGGGATGATGACCTTCATACCCACCTTGTGGGCCTTGTTCGTCGCCCAGCCGTTATAGTAATGGATGTTGTTGGCGCACTCAGGGTACCAGGAGTGCTTGGCTGAAAACCGCTCGAACAGGTCGAGGATGGATTCCTCCACGCCACGGGAGAGCTGGTGGGCGATCTCCCGCATGACAGTCTCGATGTTGTAACGGGAGAAATCGTACTCGGAAAGAGAATCGACCTTGCTGGAATAGTCCTGCCGCATGGCAGAGGTCATTTTATCGGTGAGCTCCGGGCGGCGCAGGAGGTTGCTCCAATACTTGGCGCGGAGACCGAAAAGGTAACTGTTCAGGATGGTGGCGTTGTTGCCGGTGTTCCTGCCGCCCACCTTGAGGGACAGGAGGGGTTCTCCGCGATCTTTGCCGGGGTCCATGTAGGGGCGGAGGGCGGCGAACTCGTTGATAAGCTTTTCGCCCAGGGCGGCCTCGAAGTTGTAGCCATCGATCATGTTCTGCAGCCAGTCGGCGGAGGCAAGGTCGGTGGCCTGTTCGCTGCTTGGTGTGCTCTTTTCGTGGGCGCGGCGGAGGGAGGAAAGAATGTCGCTGGGGATTTCTTTTTTCGGTATGTTCACATAGACCAGCGCGATCTCCACGTCGGTGGGGCGCTGGGCATGGCGAAAGGCGTTTTCGATAAATTCAATGCGGGCGTTGTGTTCGCGCAGCTGCTGCAAAAGAATTTTGCGGCGGTTGGTGTAGGGGTTGCGTATGGTCTCGGCGTTCAGCAGGCAGACGATCTGGCCGCCGCGCTCCATGAGGGAGAGGGCGTGCAAAAGGTGTTCGTCGCCGCTGTCGAAAGGCGGATTCATGATGCAGAGGTCGTACTTCTTGAAACTGCGGAAGGTGAGAAAATCGTCGTGTACCACGTGCAGCCCCTTGCCGCGCAGGAGGGCGGCAAGGTCGCTGTCGCGCTCGATGCAGTCTATGTAGGTGTCGTTCTCGTTGAAGGAGATACGGCGGCTGTTCCTGTAGTTGCGGGCGAAAGCGGAAACGGCATCGGCAAGGTCGCCTTTACCGGCGGAGGGTTCGAGGATAGAAAAAACATTTTTCCAGTCCACGCAGGAGAGCATTTTACCCGCCAGCTTGGAGGGCGTGGGGTAAAAGCCGCTGTTGTCGAAGGACGGCAGGCGCCGGAGATCGGCGGCGGCGCTGTTCGGCACGGTGGCACCGTTCTCGCTGTACCAGTCGCGGATCTTCTTTTTCGCTCCGGCGATGGTGGAGGCGCGGCCCAGGTAGTCGCCGCGGTCGTCGCCTCCGGTGGTGGCGCTGACAATATACTCCGTGTTGCCGTAGTAGGAGCTGGGCTTGATGGTGGCGATCTCGGCGCCGTTGGCGGAAACGGCGATGTGTTCATCTCCATAACGGTTTTTCTTGGTGGCGTAGGTAAACATGGGCGGTGGCCTCCTTGTAGATTTTTGGTTTGGTGTTCAGGCGGTGAGGGCGTCGCGCTGGGCGATGAGCGCGGCCAGCTCGGCGGTGTGGATGGTGCGTCGGTGCTGTTCAATACAGTTGTTCGCTGCCTGACAGACGCGCTGGCGCTGCTCGGCGTTGAGGTACGGCGCGGCGGTGCGGAGGGCGGCAGCGGCGGAGAGAAGCTGCTGGCGCTCCTGCTCCGTGGACGCGGTGCGGGTCTTGATTCGTGTGGGCATGGGGGCTCCTTTCTTTGTCAGGTGCGCCGCCGGGGCGCGGTGCGGTAGGCGGCGCCGTTCTTGGTCGCGCCCCGGTCGATCTTGCCGGTGTTCACAAGAGCGGTGAACATTTCGCGGATCACCTGCTCGGTGATGTCGCCGGTGCAATGGCCGTTTTGGCCGTCCAGACGCTGGACGTGGAATTTGCTGATGACCACGGGCAGGGCGTTGTAGTCGAATTTATAGAGGTTGCGCCGGGGTGTTTTGAACACTTCCAGCAGGGCGGCGTTGATGTCGCCGCGCTTGCTGTTCAGATAGCCCCGGTACTGCTGCGCCGTCCAGTTGTAGGCGGTCTCGTAGATGTCGGTGGCGTAGTGCTGGAAGGTGCAGCCGTGTTCCAGCGCGGCGGAAACGGCGGGGATCAATTCCTCGGTGACGTAGCCGCTGACCGCCTGCGGGTGGATATAAAGGGAACTGTTCCCGTTGGCGACGGTGGCGCCGCTGCCGTTCCGGTACGGCTCGGTGATGGTCCAGCCCTCGGCGGCGAACAGGCCCAGAATGTCGCTATAGAAATTCTCGGTCTTGTCCTGGTCCATTCCCTTGCCCCATTCATAACCGGAGTTCAGGCGGAAATAGACGTGCTTATAGGGGGTATCGTCGCGCTGTTCGCTGTTTTCCTGGCGGCGCTGTTCGGCGTAGGCTTCCAGCTCGTCCAGGCTGTGGCGGATGGCGGAAATGGCGTTGGTAGCGGTGTCGCTGGTGGGGTCGCCGGTGATAACGTCTTTCAAAACGGCGGCATTGGCGGCGATGGCGTCGCAGTGGGTGCGGGCGGCAGCCGCCTCCGGGATGGGATACTTGATGGTAGGCATGGTGATTTCTCCTTTCGTTGTTCAGATAATGGCGTTTTCTCGGATTACTGGAAAATATAGGCGATACCTTCAGAGAATTTTCTGCTGGACTGTCCCCACTTGAATTGATACAAAGAACTGTCTCCGTTCAAATTCCAATTAAGGGTTTCTTTCATGTCCGCTGTGTTAAGAAATTGCAATATTCCACGCTCTTTTATCTGTTCGGTTCCCCAATAATTATTTGTCCTGTTATCAAAAACAGAAATTGTATTGATAAGCCCAGAGCAGCGGTCACTTTCTACAGTTATAACGAGTTTTGCCTTGTGCAAAATTTTCCTCCTCATGGTGTTCATCCTTTCCGGGGAGGCGGTGCGCCTCCCCTGTTCGGTTTAGTCGGGCTGTTCAGTCACGGGGTGTTCCCATGTGCTGTCGTGGTGAAAGACGAAATACAGGTGTTCGCCGTAGTTCTCGATGGTGTCCGGGGTGCGGGTCAGGCCGTGGCGGGCGGCGGTGTCGATCACGCCCTGGCGCAGGGCGCGAAGGTCGCGGAAATAGTTTCTGTACGCGACGTCGAATTTCACCAGCAGGATCACCTGCTCCATGTGGTCATAAAATCCATCGAGATCAAATTCCACCTTGACGGCGCCGGGGAGGGTCAGCAGGTCGCGCTCCAGGGCGGCGCACTGTTCAGAGATGCCGAAGCGGGCGGCAGTGGCGGCGGTGCGGTCGTTCATTTTGTTCCCTTTCTGCCCTCGTGACCTCCGGGGCGGGCTGTTCGTGGTGGGGATGTGGATTTTTTAGTCGGGCTGTTCGGGATTTTCGCCGCGTTTCCAGCGACGGAACACGGAAAGCGCGTTTTGCTCGTCGCGGCGGCTGAGCTCCTGAAGGAAGAAGCGGGCCACGTCCAGCTTTTCCGCGTCGGTGGGGCTGATGGCGAAAACAGCACGTTCAATCTGTTCATCCGTGAGCATTTGCACCGATTCCAGAATGTCGGCGAAGTCCTGGCGGGCCTGTTCCTGCTCCTGCTGTGCCTGTTCAGCCTTGCGGCGCTTGTATTCTTCCAGCCATGGCGCGGGCATGACGGAGACCACGCGCCCGCCCTCGGTATACTGTTCCAGCAGGTCGGCCACGGCGACGATGGCCGCGCCGGTCTCCTTGTCCTTGTCGGTGGGCTTGCCGTTGCCAAAATTGCCCTTGTCGCGCATGAACGCGCCGAAACTGCGAATGTGAGCGATGAGTCCGCCGTCGTTGTCGCCCAGGTCATAGCGGCCTTCGTAGGTGCTCGGCTCGCCGTCGGCGTCGGTATACGCAATGGAAAAGCTGGTTTTGTCATAGCCGCGTTCCTGTTCGGCGGAAATTTTTTCGTCCAGCGTCTTGAAAATGATCTCGGCGGCGGCGACGGAGAATTTCATACCATCATCAAAAGCGCCGTTTTCGCTCCATTCCACGGTGACGACCGGGGCGCCGTCCTTGATGGGGTGTGCGGCGGCGGTCTGTTCGATGAAAGCGCGGTTTTCGTTGCGGGTGCGGATGGCCTTTTCCCGGCGTTCCAGCTGCTCGGCGTGTTCACGCGCCAGCCGCGCCGACTCGGCGGCGGTGTTCATCTCGTGGACGGCTTCCACGTCGGCGGCGGTGGGGTGGCCTTTTGGCAGGGTGTCCAGCTCGGCGGCGTTGCGGTCAAGCTGTGCCTGCCGCCGGTCGATCTCGGCGCGGATGTCCTCCGGCTTGCGCCAGTGGTAGCGGCCCGGCTGCTGGGCGTCCTGGGCATCCTGTTCCAGTTTGGCGATATACTCAGGCTCGCCGCGCATGGCAGATTTGAGCGCGGCGGCGCGGGCGTACTTATAGAGGGGGTGCGCCGGGGTCAGGGTGGCGCTGTCGCTGTCGAAATAGTCGGTGTAAAGGTCGGTTTCATTCTTGACCTTGAACATATCGCGGGGAAGGTCGGCATAGTCGCGGGCACTGATTGTCACGCTTTCGCTGTCGGTAAAGTAGAAGCAGCGGATCAGTTTCCCGCCGTTTACCTTGATACCGTTCCAGAAAAAGCGGATGGATTCGGTTTTGTTGGTGCTCATTTTGTGTTCCTCCTGTTGTGTAGTCTGTTCCCCGTGTCAAGGGAACAAATTTACTTTTCTCGATGGGGTGGAGCTGGTGCGCCCAACTCCCCAGAGGCGGCGCGGCTGTTCAGCGTTTGCGGGGCTGGTCGATCCGGTCCAGCAGGCGAACAAAAAGCGCCGCCAGGGTGGCGGCGCCGGTGGCGGTGACGATATAGGAAAAGACGGTCATTTTTAGCGCTCCTTTCGCTTGATGCTGTCCGTTATGTTGTCCCAATAAAATTTATAACCGGTGCCGAGCTGCTCAAAAATTACGGACTGGGCAAAGGTGTAAAACGGGCTGAACACCTCGCCGCGGCTGGTGTATGGGCTGCTCTCTGTGTTCCAGTCGATGCCCAGCCGCCCGGATTCCCGTCGGACGGTGAACACGTCGCCGAAATGGCGCGTCACGATCTCGCGCCCGTTGGTGTCGTACAGGTGGACGCGCACGCGGTCGCCCTCGACCAGACCGGCGGGGCGATACCCGGCGATCCGGTACGTTGACGGGATGGCGAAGAACATATTTTTATGTTTCTCGCTGTAGCTGGCGCGGAACAGGTCGCCGGAGGTGGCAACGGCGATATAGTCGCCGCCCGTGTGGATGTCCTCAAATTGCAAAAGCTGCATTTTGTTCTCCTTTCCGCCCGGTTTCGGGCATGAAAAAAGCGCTCCCGGAAAATCTCCGGGGGCGCTGTTCGTGTTTTGCCCCGCATTTTTCCGGGGCTGCTGTTCAGGTGGTGGGGGTGATCTGCTCCGACTGTTCCGCCGGGGCGGACTGTTCCGCGGTCATCGTCTGGCCGTCCGGCAGGTGGAAGGACACCGAAAAGCCGCAGCCCAGGGCGGCGGCGATGGCGGCCAGATCGGACACACTCCAATTATCGCGGCCCAGCTTCTGGGCAATATTCGGCCCGCTTGTGTTTAGACGGCGTGCAAGTTCTCTTGCAGAAATTCCCCGCTCAAGAAGAACGTGCCGCAGCAGTTTTGAAACCTGCATTCTGTATCACCTCTTTCCGGGCGGCCTGCTTATAGTCTACCGGCAGGCGGCCAATTTGTGCACAGTGTAAACGATTTTGTTAATTTTGTCAAGTCTCACAATAGCGTCGGTAATTCTTTGGTTAATTTGCCGATTTACAATGATAAGATATGCGCTTATAATGATAATTACAAAGTTACCACAAAACAACACTTTTTGAGGCCGACAGGCCGGAAAGGACCCACAACATGAAAAAGTATTTCAATGTAAGTTTCCAGTACAGCGAAAGCGTTTACTGTGCCAACATCGCACACGCCGAGAGCGCCGAGGCCGTGGAGGCGCACTATTCCGCAAAATATGAGTGGTGCAAGGTCTCCGAGGCCACCGCCGCCGACGTGGAGGAAGCCCAGCGGAAGGGAAAGCCGATTGTTGAAATCGAGCCCGCGCCGAAAATGCCCATTTTGACGATCAACCAGCAGGAGCGCGAAGCTCTGGAGAAGTCTGGCGAGTGGTGCCCCGCGATGGCCCGGGAGTGCATGAACCGGAACGGCATCAATTTTGACGACATCGAGGACATCAATAACCACTACGAGACGCACCGATGGGGCAGCGACGCCGACAGGCGTTACCGCAAAAGCGCAGTTGCAAAGGCCGTTGCAAAGGTGGCCGCGAATCCGCGGGACTATATCAGGCGGACCGCCTGACGCTTCCGGAGGGGGTGAGCGTATCAGCCCCGCCCCATAACTACTATTTACAAGGAGGGCAACAGACAATGAACGAGAACACCAAGACCGCCCGCGCCGAGTGGGAGAGCATGAGCGGGGAACAGCAGTACAAGGCGCTTGTGGCGATGGCCTGGACCGTGCGCCGGAAGGCAGAGGCCCGCAACCAGACCGGCGCCGCGTGGATCGAGACCGAGGACGACGCGCAGACCGTAGCCGCCGACGCCTGGACTCGGATGGGCGCCGCGCTGGATCGTAACGAGGCCCAGGACGCGCCCGCGCCGCTGGCGGTGATCCTGTACCGTGCAGCAGCCCAGGCCGCGCACAGCATAAGCAGGGCCGAGCAGAGACACGCCCGCGCCATATCCGCCACCATTGACGACGACGGCGCCGAGCGCTGGCAGATCGACACCGAGGCCGGGACGGACTGCGACGCGATAGCACCCAGCCCGGAGGCCGCCGCGATCCTGCGGGAGAGCGTGGAGAGCGTCGCCCGGGATCAGGTGGACCGCGTAGCGCTGACCATGACCGCCCGCGGGTACACTACGGCGGAGATAGCCGCCGCGCTGATGGTTGACCGGTCCACCATTTCCCGCCGCCTGTACGCCATGCGCGACCGCTACCACGCGCAGCAGGACAACGCCCAGGACTAACCACGGACGCGCCCAGCAGGGCGCAGGAAGGAGACAAGGCACCATGACGACCAACAACACCACCAGCCCGGGAACCCTGTACAACATCGCCCCAGAGGGCAAAGCGCAGCTATACACCGCCGCGGAGATCAGAGCCGCAGCAGCGGACGGCCTGCAAATCTGGCTTGACGTGGGCCGCCGCTGGCCCCGCGTCCCGTGCCGCCTGGCCGCTACTGTGCGCGGATGGGTAACGGCAGCAGGGGAACACGGCGCAATATATCAAGCATGGGCCGGGGACTTCCACGGCAGCCCCAGCCCCGCCGAGATCGTCACCGCATGACCCAGAGCAAACAACCGAAGAAGCCCAAACCGGCACCGCCAGGACGGAACCAAAACCGCCCCAGCGGTGCTAATTTTATGCCCGTGTAGATTTTTGACTTTGCCCCCGGAAATATAGAAAACGGGCAGAAACGCCCCGCCACGCTTTCCAGGCGTCGAAGGAATGCCCCGACACCGACCCCCAAAGAAAAACGCCGTCAGCAGCCCCACAGAGGGCAAAGAGGTAGGAAAGAGCAGCGGCAGCCCCTCACGCGTGCGCGCGCGTTTATTCCGGGCGCGGTTGAATAAAGAAGAATATACCCCCGTATATAACCATACCCAGCGGAGCAGAAACGAGCACCAAAAACCCCAGCGGGACACCCGAAGCAGGAGAACAACAGAGAAGGACGGAGACCACCAGCGGGAGGCACTGACCGGAAGAAAAGAGCGGCGGCGAGGGGAGGGAAGGAGAGTCGCCCGGCGGCCTATGTTCCGGGCTGAACAGCGGACAGACGGCGACCGGCAGCGGCGGCGGGTGCCCCGGCTCCATGCCCTGACCATCCGGCAGGCGGCAGCCACCACCGACAAAACAGCCAAAACCGGCGGAAATCGTCAAATCAGAAGCCGAAAGCGGACGAAATGAAAGAGAACTTGCAAAAAACGTGACATTCCTTTACATATTAGGACAATATGGAAAGGAAAGCACCCCGGCGGCGGGCGTTTTTCCTGCAAAATCCGGCGGAAATGGACGGCACCGGCACCCGCTGGACACCACCGGCACCACCTGACCACCACCAGGACGGCAACCCGGGGGAGGTTTACAAACCGGAAGGGCAAAGCCTTTTCGCCCTGCTACGCAACTCTCCTCCCCGCTCCCATGTTCCCCACTCCGGCACACCAATCCGCGCTTCTCACGCAAGTTACCGGCAAGTTAGGGGTAGGGGGGGTGGTTTTGAAACCGGGTCGAAAAAACGAAACGGTCAAAAGGCCGAGGTCGAAAAATAAAAATTTCGGCGGGCGCAAGCGCCATATATGTGAGGGGAAGGTACGGCCTTTGTGCGGCGGTGGTGCGATGGTGGCGGCATGGTGTTGACACGGATGTTATATGGGGGTGAAAAAGTTTTTATGCTTCCCTTGACACGGCGATTAGACTACCGGTTGCCAAAGGGCCGGGAGCAAGTGGCCGGCAAGTTAGATTGAGGGAGTGTTTTGGATATGGTAGTAGACATTTTAGAGACTGATAAGAAGTACAGCGTGATTTACGCGGATCCTCCGTGGACGTTCAAAACGTACAGTCCCAAAGGCACAGAGAAAAAGTCAGCGCAAAGCCACTATGCCTGCATGAAGAAAGAGGACATACAGGCGCTGCCGGTGCAGGGCATCGCGGCGGAGGACTGCGTACTGTTTCTGTGGGTGACTATGCCGTGTTTGGAGGAAGGCTTGGAGCTGATCCGCAAGTGGGGCTTTACCTACAAGACCTGCGCGTTTACATGGGTAAAGCAGAACAGGAAGTCGGACGGGCTGTTTTGGTGTCTGGGTTTCTGGACCCGGGCCAACGCGGAGCTGTGCCTGCTGGCGACAAGGGGCAAGCCGAAGCGCGTGAGCAAGGGCGTACACAGTGTTGTGCTGAGCCACGTTCGGGAGCACAGCAGGAAGCCGGATGAGGTGAGAGACCGGATCGTGGAACTGATGGGAGATATACCCCGCATCGAACTGTTTGCCAGACAGCAAGTGGACGGCTGGGACTGCTGGGGTGACGAGGTATAAGGAGGGATGAAAATGAGAAAAGAAATTAGCTTTGATGAGTTGAAAGAACTACTGTTGTACCGGAAGATCGTGGCGTGGGACGCGGAGCATATCGAACTGGATACCGGGTTGAAACTGCGGGTTGAGATGACGGACTGGGACTGCTGCGCAAGGGTCGAATCGAAGTTCTCGGAGGTAAAACTGGACGCCGCGATTACTGCGGTATCGGACATAGAATATGAACCGTGGGAAGATTATGACACCTATGGATGCAAGGCGCGAGTGACGATTATGCACAACCGCAATGCTATTTGTATGATCGAGTCCAACGCTGATGGGGGCAATGGGGGATACTACTTCTCCATCGCGTCTTTTATCGTTACTCTGCCCGTGAACGCAGCAGAGGCGGAATGTGAGTTCGTTAGGAGCTACCACGGCAGGGAGGATGTGTAACCGTGACTATGCGGAGGATGGGAGATGTGGCGACGGACGTCCTGCTGGACGAAGTGCTGGGCGGCAGGGTGGATGAAATGCTGCTGGACAGGGACGCGAACCTCGGCGCCCTGCTTCGGCTGCGGCGGCACTTCCCGAAAGCGGCGCTGAAATTGACAGACGATCAGTGGATGTACCTGAGAGAGATGTATGATGGCGGCATGAGCGTGACGGAAATCGCAGCGGTGCACGACGTAAATAAGAGCACGGTCAGCCGGAGCGTGAACCGTGCGAAAAAGACTTTGCAGGACTATCTACAGTTTTGCCTGTGATGGGAGTGGGGACGAGATACATGGGACGGATAAACCAGCCGCTGACGAATGAAGCGGCGAAGAAATTGATGGCGCTGGACGTGCAAGACAAGGAGATACTGACCTACGAAAAGCTGGACGAGTGGTACACCGCATGGGGCGGACAGTGCTACGTCAGCTTCTCCGGCGGCAAGGACAGCACGGTGCTGGCGTATCTGGCGGCGCGGTACCTGTCGAGCTTCAGGACACCGCCGTGGGAGCTGAACTTGGTGTTTGTGAACACGGGGCTGGAGTACCCAGAGATACAGAAGTTCGTCAATGAGTACGCCGACTGGCTGCGGAGGGATTTTCCCCGCGTGACCATCAACCTTTACCGTCTGCGCCCGAAGATGAACATCCGGCAGGTGGTGACGAAGTACGGGTACAGCATTATCGGTAAAGAAGTAGCGCACCGGATAGAAACCGCGCGGCGTTCACCAGATAGCCGAAGTATGAAGCTATTGCGTGGGGAAGTCTTACGCGCCGATGGAGAAAAGAGTATGTACAACTGTGAAAAGTGGGAGTATTTGCTTTCGGCTCCATTCCTCATATCAGACAAGTGTTGTGGAATTATGAAAAAGTCTCCATCAAAGAGCTATGAGCACCGAGCGGATGTCAAGCCCACGACGGCAACAATGGCGGAGGAAAGTCTTTTGCGGATGCAAAAATGGCGCGAAACTGGCTGCAACGCCTTTGAAGGAAAGCGTCCCTTATCTAAGCCCATGAGTTTCTGGATGGAGCAGGATGTGCTGCGCTTCATCATAGACCGCCAGCTTCCCTACGCCAGCGTGTACGGCGACATCGTAGCCAGCGACGGCGAGAACGACTACGATGCGACGCTGGTGGACTGCCCGCTGCACAGCACGGGCTGCCAACGCACGGGCTGTATGTTCTGCGGTTTCGGGGCGCATCTTGAAAAAGGCATCAACCGATTTCAGCGCATGAAACTGACGCACCCAAAGCACTATGCGTTCTGCATCGGCGGCGGGGCGTTTGATACGGACGGACTGTGGAAACCCACGAAAGACGGCCTTGGCTATGCGAGGGTGCTGGACTACATCGGAGTGAGGTATTGACAATGGATAGACCGTTGGAACGACCGAAAGGAATTGAAGAATGAGCAAATACAAACGCTATTGGGAGCTGCAAGGAAAGCGAAGGCCGTTTCCTCCTCTGTACGAAGCGGTGAAGATGTACGGTGCAGAAAACGTGTTTTTCGATAAGCCGCAGTACGAAAAGCCCGGTCAGTGTCCGTGGTGCGGCGGAGAGGTGAAAAATAAACGGCGCCGCTTCTGCTCCGACCAGTGCCGTGCTCAGTTCGACAACCTGACGGTGTGGAACCGTGGACGGGATCCGTATTCGCTCCGCATTTTGTATCGGGACAACTTCACCTGTCAGGACTGCGGAGAGTTCCACGCCTTTATCAACCGGCACGGCATGGCAATACCCATTGACGATGGGAACATGGAAGTACACCACATACTGCCGGTGGCGCAGGGCGGCGGGGATGAGGCACAGAACCTCGTTTCGCTGTGCCGCAACTGCCACCAAAAACGACACAAGGAACTGAAAGAGGAACAGCCATGAGAGTGAAAATGAACTACAACAACTTGGTCGAGGAGATCGACAGGACGGTGAGCGCAAGCAGGAGCAGGGCGGCAAGAGAAAACGCCTTTGGGATAGGCATTGGGCTTACGCTGCTGAACGGCTATCTCACAGAAATTGCGAAGCGGGCCGTAGAACTGAACGACGACAAACTGATCGACCTGTGCGTTGACATGGGGATATTGAAGCGGGAGGAAGAGGCATGATTTTTAGAGCAGAAGCGCAGCCGATCAGGGCGGGCGCAGGAAACCCGGTCACGCGGGTGCTGAATTTTGATATTCAGCCGGTGGGCAAATGCCAGCACACGCCGACGGTGTACGCAAAGGACTATGACACGCCGCAGGGAGATCACGAACTTTGGTTTGCCGTGTGCAAGGAGTGCGGCAGGCATACCTTTGGGCATCCGAGCAGGGAAAAGGCTGTTGCCGCATGGGACAACGGAGAGGTGTACGATGGCTGGTTGATTACGGAGGTAGAGAAATGAGTAAGACCGTGATGATAAGCATCCGTCCAGAGTGGTGTGAGAAAATCGCCAGCGGTGAGAAAACAATCGAGGTTCGAAAGACACGCCCAAAAAAGCTGAAAAATCCGTTCAAGTGCTATATCTATTGCACGCAAGGCAGAGACGCACGCAGGCTGCGCGGGTCGTGGGGCAAGGTCATCGGTGAGTTTTCCTGCGATGGGTTTTGGATAGGCTCACCGCGGAATACCAACCCGATTTTTTGCATGGCTGCCTGTATGGATGGATTTGACACGGAAAAGTATGCTAAAGGCAAGATACTTTACGGCTGGCACATTGCCGACCTGAAGATCTACGACACGCCGCGCGAGCTGGGGGCGTTCCGCAAGCCGGAGTATCCCACGGGTCTGCGGTTGGAGGATGATGAGATCAAGCGCCCACCCCAGAACTGGTGCTATGTGGAGGAGCAGAAATGAACGAGCGAGATAAAATCCTGCTGCGGTATGTCTGCGATG